CTCCTGCATCTGCTCCAAGAAGGGCCCCAAGACCGACGCCTGCACCTGCTCCTGCATCTGCTCCAAGAAGGGCCCCAAGACCGACGCCTGCACCTGCTCCTGCATCTGCTCCAAGAAGGGCCCCAAGACCGACGCCGAGACCTGCCCCAAGACCTGCCCCAAGACCTGCTCCAAGACCTGCTCCAAGACCTGCTCCAAGACCTGCTCCAAGACCTGCTCCAAGACCGGCCCCAGGACCAAAAATATGCCCCGAAAATAAAATCTTAAATCCTTTGTCAAATAGATGTATAAATATCACAGGAGATTTGTATAAAAAATTAAAGAAGAATGGAATTTTCTGAGTAAATATTTAAGAATATTTTTATAAACCATAGATATAATATACTGGTTTATGTAATTCCAATCGTGATTTTAGTAGTTGCAGTGATGCTACTTTTCATTTTCAATACTGAAAAATTTGGACTTACCGATGTTCAAAAGTATAAGCGAAAAGGAGCCGAGCGCGAGTTTTGTAAAGCGTCTAATTTCGCTCAATGCAATTAGGTTAAAAAAATAAAACCTTTTATAAAAATGAAAGTATTTACAGACGGAGCATGTAGTTCCAATGGTAAAGCCCTTGCAAAAGCAGGATGCGGAGTATATTTTCAAGATACACAGGAGGAGTTCAGCCTCCCGCTAAAAGAGGCCATGGAATTATGTGGTATAACTGGTAAAATATCAAACACTAACAATACAGGAGAAATGATGGCTATTTTATGTGCTCTTAATTTAATAAAGGATAAAACACAGGAAGTTGCCATTTATACGGATTCAATGTATTCTATCAATTGCATCTCTATATGGCTCAAAGCGTGGAAGAAAAATAGTTGGAAAACAACGACAGGAAAGGACGTAAAAAATCAGTCTATCATCAAGGCCATAGACAAGAAGAAATCAGAATTTAAAAGCGTTATCTTCATATACGTGAAGGCTCATACATTAGAACCAGAAGATAAATGCTCTGATGAACATTCTATGTGGCTTGGAAACTATACTGCAGATAATCTTGCAACTTCAGCAAGAACTTGAACTTAAACTTAAATTTACAGTAATTACAAATGACTATAAATTTAATTGCGTCTGTATTTGAACATCAGGGAAAACTCGCTATAGGTTCGATGGGAAATTTAGCAATAAAAATCAAAAGAGACATGGATTTTTTTTCAAAAATAACAAGATTTTCATCTAATAAAAGCAAAACACCCAATATTGTATTAATGGGAAGAAAGACCTACTTTTCTATACCTGAAAAAAATCGCCCTCTTGTAGATAGAATAAACATTGTATTAACGAACAGCATGGAACTTTTGTCGGATACTTTTACAATGGAGGATATCACGAAGCCTTATTTTATGAATTTCAATACATTTTTACGAATTTATTTAATATACAATCCAACCGTATTCGTGATTGGTGGAGGAGAAGTGTATAATCAATTTCTTTCAGGCTCTATGCCACAGGAACTACAGCCTAAAAATCTTTACATTACTCAGGTGACTGGGGACCCATCTATTCAAACGCCAGACTGCTTTATGGACCATCCATCTTCAAAATTTAAACTGATAGGATATTCTCCTGAATATGCTCAGGAAAGTTTTTCTTTTAGATTTCTAATATACACTCTACACGAGCATGTATCGGAAGAATTCAAATATTTAAACTTTGCAAAAGAAATTCTTGAAAAGGGGATTTCAAGAATTGATAGGACTAAAATAGGAACAAAAAGTATTTTCGGGGCTCAACTTCATTTTGACATCAGTAAAAGCGTTCCCATGCTTACTACAAAGAAGATTTCTTTCAAATCTATTTTGGAAGAATTGCTTTGGATTTGTAGAGGGGATACAGATTCTAAAATTCTTTCAAGAAATGGAGTGAAAATATGGGATAAAAATACAAGTCGCAAATTTTTAGATGAAAGAGGCCTTGAATACAGGGAAGGTGTATTAGGCCCTGGATATGGATGGCAATTACGTCATCAAGGGGGGGCATACAAGGAGCAATACGCAGACACCGCTGGTTTATGTATAGGTGGATTTGATCAATTGGAATATGTGATTGATTTGTTAAAGAATGACCCATTCAGTAGAAGAATAATGATATCTTTTTGGAACCCAAGTGATTTTCATATGACCGCTTTACTTCCGTGTCATGTGACAGTTCAGTTTTATGTAACTGAACGAAATGGAGAAAAACATCTAAGTTGTCATTTCATGATGAGAAGCAATGATATTTTTCTAGGCAACCCCTTCAATTTGATGAGTTATACCTTGCTGACATATATTCTTGCTCTAAAATGTGGAATGGTACCTGATAAATTAGTTTATACGTGCGGAGATGCTCATATTTATAACAACCACGTCATTCAAATAAAAGAACAGATATCAAGAACTCCTCGCCCACTTCCAGGACTAGATATAAACCCAGAGGTAAAGACAAAGGACTGGGTAAAAATGTCTCTACAAGATTTTAAACTTGTAGGGTATTTTCCTCATCCAGGTATTAAGGCGGATATGGCGATTTAAATATTATATTTTTTTAGTTGGTATGGTTAAATGGAAAACTTTGTATTAGAATATAAAAGCATTCTCTCTGGCATCCAACAATTTACAAATTTCTCCAGAATTTACTTTTCCAATCAAAACATTGACTGGGTCCAGACAAATTTAAGATATAGAGTTTATAAGGAATCAGGTGATATCATAGGAAAACAAGACGAGAAAGAATTGGTGCTCATAATGCGTTCAGTTTACCTTGAACTTTCCCTCAACCCAACCGAGGTATCTGAATATAGTAAAAACTTGATCAGTCTAAATATGTCGGTTATAACTGGGCTCGTTCCAAAATTATTGGTGGCGATAAACTCTCACAAGAGATACCAGCAGGACGCTTTAAATGTGAGAACCCCTCTCGCTCGCCCGAAAAATACAAATGTAAAGGGAACTCATGATCCGTTGGGTTTCTCTGATGCTCTTGGCATCAATACTTTTTAAGTTTTCATTATGAACAATACAACCAAAATAATAATCATAACAGCCGTGGTTATAAAATAAACGCTGGTAACTATGATGATAGGTTGTATTTTTTCTAAAATATGCATGATGAGAGGATCGAGTATTTCATCGTGTATCAATTTTTTATTATTTTCTTTTCTACATTCATCAAGGCACATTTTAACTAATTGCTGAGAAATCTTTTCCATTACAATAAAGATGTTGAAAAAAATAGACTTATTAATCGCAACTAAACAATAGATGGTATAATTCTACTTGAGAAATCATGCTCCGATGAACTGTACTTGTATGTTGTTTTTCCGAGTAGATCGCTATGTGTTATAGCAGAATTGATAGAATCATGAATTCCAATGTATTCTTCTGGGTAAACTTTATTGCTGAGTTGGACGTTTACATGCTCAGGGCCAACGCCTTTAGCATGAGTTCCTCCAGGAACATAAGACCTTGAAGGCTTTGTTATAAGTTCTGCGTTATAGTACTGTTCTCTACTTTCGGGTAGATGAATGCTGGGGGATTCCATATTACCAGTATAAGTGTATAATGTATTTTGTTTGTTTGTTATTTTGGGAGTGTCCTCAAGACCCTTGTACATTGCTTCATCTCCCTTGAGGCCAATTAGTTCCAGTCTATTGGTACTTTCTCTTTCCTGTTCTGGTAAAAAGTAAGTTTCTTGTGTTTTTTCGTCGCGAAGGGAAATATCATTCGTGTGATTTCTAACCCAATCATTTGCAAGTGTATTTCTTGTATCACCTCCATATATAGTAGATTTTCCATCGTCTGTTTTAGACAAACGAACGACAGGTCCTAGTCTTTGGTTTTGTACTGCCCTCAAAGAATAATCTTGTTCCATGGCTTGCTTGTTGGTAGTGTCTCTAAATGCTTCCTTGTAATTTGCGACATATTGTTTGAGCGTCGATGAAGGTGCATTTGTAAGATATTTATTAGGTGAGTTTTTATAGTATGTTTCAGGTCGTTTTTTGGTCAATTTTCCTATGAACCCTAACCTGCTTTCCAATACCCCATGATTAATTTTTGCCTTGAAGGAACTTCTTGGATTGTTCCTGGTGCGAAGTTCGTCTATTGTTCTTGAAACAGGCCTCACAAGTTCCTCTGGGATTGGTGCAATTTTCTTTTGCTCGAATGGAAGCGAATTCGTCATTTTATTAGAGGTTATATATTTTGATAGGTCCCGTTCAAAATGATGTCCGTATATATTTTCTGCAGGGTTTACAGTTTGAAAACTTTCTGTCTTGGCAGGTTTTAGTTCTCCATTATGACGACTTAATATAGTGGCCGAATTATTGTTCATCACGGTATTTGGATGACCCCCAAAAAACGGGACCATATTATCATGGGAATAATCAGCACGACCGTCGGTAAGTCTGCTTACATTTTCAAAATTTTCTTTTTTATTGAATTCTGCATCCTCGGGCTCCGCGTAATATCTCATTGCCATATTAAACATTGGGCCAGAAAATGCTTGTTTTGAATTATCTACAACGATAGGCACTTGCTCATCTTCAAATCTTACGCTCTTTGCATTATCACGTGAGTTAGACTTTACATTGGATACAACAGTGTATTTATTAGTGTTCTTTATGTCCTTTGATTGACTGTAAAATTCTGATAATTTACTTCTCTCTTCGTTCTTGGCTTTTTTATAATCCTTTGATTCATAAACGGTCTCTCCATTTGGAATATCATTAGGGGATATTGTATATCTCTTTGGATGTTCTGTTGGTTTTTTACTTGCAAAGTTATATCCCACAACTGCAAGAACACTCAATAAACCGACGGATAGATCCATTATACACATTGTTTATAAAAAAAATTCCATTAAAAATCAACAACTCGCAATAAATCTCCAATTTATACCCGATACCTTTTCATTATCCATCAAATGTAGAATAATTTTCTTCCATAAGACATCCTGCTTGATGAGTTTTTCTCTGCTTTTCAATAATTGAAAATAGGATAGGTACTCGTCCAGTCCCAGAATTTCGCAGAATTTATAGATGATATATGGATAACTAAAGAAATTTTTTCTATCTCCTTTTAACATTTCAAAAGGTTCTTGTATAACGACAAACATTTCCTTGAGTTTATTTACTACCTCCAAGGGCATATGTAAAGGATTTACGCCGCAAATTTGAGATATTATAGCAGGTATATGGTCGTATAATTTTGGTTCTTTTAGAGATTTTAATATCTTCTTTATTTTTTGATGAGTTATTTTTGAACTGTCCAGTACCCTCTCTTTATGTAATTCCAATTTTATCTTGTTTAGTGTATCTGAATCTACTGAAACATGTTCCTTGGCCTGTATATGATTTAACCATTCTGTAAAATAATTTATCCGCTTATAAGCAAAACTCACAGACATTGATCCATAATTTTCATAATCTTTATACGAAATACCATCTGCAATTTTTCCACTCACCAAACCACACTGCGGGCATATAAGATCTTTTTCTCTATTCTCTTTGATTTCTACCCTGCAGTGCTCGCAGCAATCAACGATGATAGTTTTTGTCTTTTTATTTTCATAGTAAATTTTGTCATTGGCATAATAATAATTCTTTACTATTTCTTGTTGTTCTTGATGATCTTGGTGTTCTTGTCTTTCTTGACGTTCCTTGAAATTACTTTTTACATTTAAAAATTTTATCTCAGGCTCTACCCTCGATGAATTGTTTTCATTAAAGTAATCCATCAATATTGAATGGGAATTTAAAAAATATTCATTTTGTTCTTCTTGGCTCTCTATATCGGCCAGCATTTTTAAAAGTATATTTGAAGATTTCACTTTGATGATATCACTACATCCACATACAATACATGAAGTTTTATTAGAGGGTAAATAATCAAGACATTGTCTGCAAAATCTATCTGTTTTTTTATCTGGGAACGTTTTTATGATGGTTTTTCTTCTGGGTATACTCAAGGAAAGTCTATCAAAATATTCCATTTTTTCATAGTGTATTTGCTCAACTGTCTTGTTTGATTTATGTTCATTTGTTTTACTCTGTTTAGTTCTTTTCCTCTCCCTTATGTTAAAGGACATATATGTCTATATGTTTTCGTGTCTTTAAGTTTTACTTAAAATTTTGATAATTTTTTCTTTGGTGATTTTCTTTTTTCTTTACATTTGCTTTCAATTTCGGACTTCTTCATTTCATGTACTGTCTTTGGTGTTTTTTTGTTAATTTTAACGCTCGGTCTACATACTGGGTATTTTTCAGATTTATCAGCCCTACCACATGGCTTGTATCCGCCAGATGAATTTTTTTCGCATATATTTATCCATTTTTCAAGTTTCCATCTCACGAGGGAACTTGATTTTTTTGAAGAAACATCAAGGTATTCGCCTCCTTGTTTCTTATATTGATTTGAAATCCAAAAACTTGCATAAGCAGATGGAAAAGCCTTGAATTTTATTTTGGCTTCGAGCCTTATCTTTTCCCATAATACTTTATCTTTAGCATTTTTCATATATTAACAATGTATAAAAAAATCAAATATTTTCATTGTTTTTTTATATACATATATAAATGTCATTTCAAAATAATTCGATGTTGATGCCTAGAAGATCTGATTATTCCCCGAGGGCAAGTGTTGCGAGGGCCAGTGTCGCTTCAACGATTGCTCCTCCTCCATCTACTACGCCTGATTCTGAAAAAATAACAAATATCATGAAAAATAAACTTTATTTTATCCTAGATATTAGGAAAAAAACAAACAGTATATCATCACAGGATTTGATTGAAGTTATAAATATCAGAAATTTCCCTCGTTATTCTGATAAAAACAAAGCAATTTATGATAAAATTCTAAGCGATGTAAATAAAGGAAAAAACAAACCTTTTGCTGTAGACTACGTCGCTACTAAAAAAATACCGCTTTCTATGAAATTGAAATTGAAGGGATACGAATATAGAAAGAACCTGGAAAATCTCTTGCATATAGATTCTGGAAATTTTGAAAATTTACCCTTCAAAAAAAACAGTGAAAAAAAAGCTAGAATCAAAGCATCCAATGTTTTTTAGATGCGCTAAATTGTAAATATATTTTTCAGTATGATTGTTAAATGTATATTCTATTCTACAGTAAAAATTGCAAATACTCCATTAAATTGATAAACATCCTCGAAAAATCAGGAGAAGAAAGAAATTTCAAATGTATTTCAGTTGATAGTTTAGAAGGAAGAAAATTTGCAGTCAATAACCAGATTTCAAAAGTTCCCACTATTATCATCAATGATAGAAAAATGGATGGAGTAGATGCCTTGAAATGGGTGCAAGATAATCTAAATTCCAAGTCAGTCAGTTCAATGAGCACGAGACAAAACAAAACCCCAGGCCCAAGTAAGAAGGTATCGTGCATTGGAGGATATACCCCGCAATCATCATACGAAAGCGTACTTGGCTCAGGAGAATACAGCGAAAGTAAATATTCTATGGTTTCTCAGCATGAATCTATTATAACTCCACCTGAAGACTCTGAAACAGAAAAATCCTGCTTCGTATTATCATCAGACAATATCACAAACGGAGGAAAGGTTATATCGGGGAAAAACGATGACAAATCCAATAAATTTGAAAGTGATTTTGAGAAACTAAAACGATCAAGAGAAATTTAGAATTAAAAATACTATGATATAAATGAGGTACAAGATAAAGTACAAGATACATCCAGAGGAATATTCAAAAGTATGCTATGGGGATACAGACAGTGTCTTTATGATACTCAAAACCCCGAGTTATAAAAAATTTACAAAACTGACTAAAGTAGATGAAGAACTGAAGGGAAAATTGATGGAAGAGTCTTTTGATGAAGGTAAAAGACTTGCCGAAGAGATTTCTAGGTATTTATTCAAAACACCTATAAAACTCGAGTTTGAAAAGGTATATTACCCGCTGATTTTGTTCAGTAAAAAAAGATACATAGGAAATTATTACGGACAGTCGCCTCATAAAATAGATTTCACTGAAAATAAAGGAATTGTATTGAAAAGACGAGATAATCCAAACATTGTAAAAAAACTATATAAAGAGTTTATATACCCTATCCTTGAGCAAGGAAGACCAGGTATAAAGGATGCGGTGGATTTTTTAAGGAGCGAAATCATCAGTATAATTCAAAATAAAAACGATATATCCGACTTGATAGTCACCAAGGCAATAGGAAAAGCCTATGCTAAAGATAGATGTAATTTATGTAGCAAACCAGCAACCAGAAAAAGACAAAAATACAACGATGAAAGAGAACCGTTTGTTTTTTCATGCAAAACCCATATGGAAGAAGAGCCTTTCCTGAGGAAAGATCAAGAAAAAAAGGAAGTTATATTAATAAATGCGTATGCGTCAGAAAACTCCCCTCATATTGCTCTGTGTAAAAAGATTGCGGAAAGAGACCCTGGGAATGCTCCTGTTAGCGGGGATAGAATTAACTATGTTTTTGTAGAAATCCCGGGAAATCCAAAGGCAAAACTTTTTGAAAAGGCAGAAGACCCTGTGTATGCGACTGAACATAACCTAAAGATTGATGTGTCTTACTACATTAATAATCAACTCAAGAAACCTATATCAGAATTGCTTCAGTTTTTGATAGATGACCATGAAACTTTTTTTGATAAGATACTACTAGAGAACAAACCAAAAGAAATCACATACAAAGGCACTTTTACCTGGTAATCTTAATGTATCGGATTGTTTAATTTAAATATAACTATATATAACTATAATATGGACATTGCGTTATTCAACATATACAGAGGTAAATTTTTAAAAGAAGACGATCTATTATTTATAATAGAAGCTAACCCTATCTCTGAATCATTGGAATTTGAAATAAAGTTAAAAAAAAGATTGAGAAAATATAGAAAATTTTTTAAAAATGTAAGTATAAATTTTTTAAGCGATACTGTTTTTTTTGAATCACTACACGGACATAATATCGTGGCTGAAAAGATTCTAAGATTCTAAGATATCCCATATAGAGATTTCAGTTTTGATTTCTTCAAATTCGATTGGTTTTTTGACTAAATCATTTTCATTGAATATATTTGAAACCCACTTGATGGTGGATTGAAGCTCTTCTTTCCCTGAAAAGAGGATGCTACCTGTTCTAAATATAGTTATTTTTGTGTTTTGATAATCAATTTTAACACCAGGATATTTACAAGGATCAAAATTATATTTTATTTCATTCTGAGATAGAAAGGAACATAATAGTTCTCTATCTATGGAATCTCCATCAGGTAGTATATATTTCATATTGCAATTGACGTTGGCCAATTTCAAATTTAAAATTTCTGGGTTTTCTTTACAAGCAAAATAATCTATGACCACTTTGCTCGGGCTTCTGTGGTCTATAATATCCCCAGTGATATTTATCTTCATTACCCCGATAGGTGTAGCATTTATATATTTATCATGGATAGTATAAGAACCGTCTGTATCCTTTGTAAAATATGCTCCTTTCAAGCAAAGATTCTTGCTTTTTCTCTTCATTAAATACTCCAGAAATCCTATATATTCACAATTTATATTGTAAAGTTTCTTTTTCTTTTCGAGGTGCTTATTGCTTATAAATATTCTGTCGTCAAAATCAGATACTACACAAACTTCCCCGTCAATGATAAAAAACCCATTCTTGTATGAAGATTTGCAAGTATATCTTCCTTCGTTTTCCACCAATACTTTGTTATTATAACAGCATATTTTACCCATCATCGTAGGAGCATCAATCACCTCTCCCTTTATCCCTGGTAAAAGTTTCAAAACATCCATCAGATTTTGTTTTGCAGCCTCAATGGTCTTGACGCCTGATATCTGAAAATTTCCGTTATTGAATAATTTTACATTAGCCTTGTTTTTCAATCCAAATGTTATCTGGTTGAAGAATGTTTTACAGTCTGTTTCGCCTTTAAGTTCCTTTTGTCTGTTATTAAACTGGGTCTTCAGTACAATACCTCCTATACAAAAGAACCTAAAAATCATAGGAAGGTCAAATTTAGTATCCGTGCTCCCAGTAATAACGGAATTACTTGTATTGATGGGAGTAAATGCTGCCATGCAAGATACTATTGTTAATTCTATTTAAAGGATATTATTTTTCAATTTATTTCTTAAAATCTATGTGTATTTTAAGAAAAAATTATTACTACTTTACTACTTACTGCTGCTGCTCATTACACCATATATGACAATGAAAAAACGATTTGATCAGGCGACCCTCGTAAATTTCCAGATAAAATGTCCTTTGTGCTTGTTTTTGATAAAAATTGCTTCATTTCTTCAGGGGTGATGGGCTTGGTTCTTACAGATGATGATAAAATCAACGAAACAATTCCTGCGACTATAGGTGTTGCCTGGCTTGTTCCATCAAATGTTTCTGTTCCACCTCTAGGTACTGTGGATTTGATACGGCTTCCTGGTGAAAAAATATCAACGCATTTCCCCCAATTTGAAAAATAACTTATTTTATCACCCTTCTCAAATGCTCCTACGGTTATAGCGGACGGCTCTGATGCAGGGCTTGTATTACAAGCATCCGAGTTTTCATTACCAGCAGCAGCAAGTACAAATATATTTTTATTTGTTGCCTCCTTTACTGCTCTATTTAAAGCAATACTTACACCTCCACCGAGCGAAAGATTGATGACTTTAAACCCCTTGAGTTTGTCTTTTACGATGTAATCAATGCCTCTAAGTACGTTTGATGTCCTGCCAGAGCCCTTACAGTCCAACACCTTTACAGAAATCAAAGCAGTATCCTTTGCTACCCCGAATGTTTTTGAACCGATGATACCTGCTACGTGGGTCCCGTGAGAATCCATACATCCGTCTGGTCCTTCTGAATCTGCAAAATTTCCACCCCAGGTAGCCCTTCCTTCAAATTCCGGGTGTTTAACGTCTATACCTGTGTCGACTACATAATTTAAAACACCTTTACCTCCTGAAGTATGACTGAAATACTTTCCATTTAGACGAGCACTTCGTTGATCTACTCTGTCCAGGTGCCAGTCTGGGTTTTCCTGAAGATTGTATAAAGAATTTTTAGAAATAATAGAGTCCTCTTCGATGTGGATTACATCAGCATTCCCGTACATATAGAACGGAGGTTCTGGGCTATCTACGAAATGAAAAGTGATATCTCCTATTTTGATTGAATTTTCAATTATTTGTTTTTCCTGTACAACCAATACTGGGGTTTTTGTAGTGATGATATATCTTTTGGCCAATGCTCCAGATAATAAAAACAACAGTGATAACATGTTATGAATAGATATGTTTATTTATCTTTAATATACATCTAAGAATTTTGATTATAAACAGAATATTCCCATTCATACAATTCTAATAAAAGTCTATCAATTGCTTTGCATTTACATGCTAATAATTTTAAATTGTTAGGATCTGTTCTTAGAAAATCATAAAGCAATATAATAATTCTATCTCCTGCATCAGCATATAAATTTAGATCGATATTCTTCAAGTAACCATCGTATCTTATTCTTGTTTCATTTATAAAATCAATGGAAATCTGGGAAAATTTTAAATTCTTGTTTGCGATTAGTTCTTGGTATGGTTTTTCAGAATCATATAGTATATTTTTTTTTAGCCTCGTACATAGTTCATCAATTTCCATTTCCATATAATTTCTTTTTTTATTTTTAAATAAAATTATTTCTTTATTTTTTTATATATATAGATTATAAATGTCTGCTTTAACGACGATTATTATAGTAGTAGTAGTACTTATTTTACTTGCAGGTGTTGGTGTTATTATTTATCTTGCCGTCGAGGAACCTCATCTACTAGGAATGCCTGGAAAATGCAGGCCTACTGGAGTTTTTGGAGAGTTTGAAAAATGCAATGAAGAGGGAAAGACATCGAGAGTCAGGCCATATGACGGGGAAAACTACGAGCATTGTAATTACACTGAAACAAAAGATTGCTCGGAGGTCGAGAAAGATTGTGATTATGCACCCTGGGAATTTGGCGATGTTGATAGCGATGGGAAATATACAAAAACAAGAGGATTGAATTCAGGTGCCGCTAACCTCTGCACACAATTATCTGTCAATGAATCCTGCGAGTATTCAGAATATGGAGCCATGTCAGAGCACGACCCTGTATCTGGAGCAAAAACACAATCAAGAAGTTTAATTTCTGGTCCAATGGAGAAATGCTTGGATTTGATTAAAACTAAAACTTACAATACTATCGAAATAGATGTTAGACAAATTGACGGGAATAACAAGATATCTGTAGGTGTCCTCGGGGAGAGCGATAAGTGGATGGGCTGGATAATAGACCCGATAGCATTAGTGGCTGGTAAAAATCTTATGTACACCGACATTACCGTTAATAAAATAAGAATTTTCTATAGAGACGAAGGAGATATCTACCTCAAAGATATTAAATACAATGGAGTTTCTATAATGGCTACAGGGGTGTCTCCCAGCGGGAACGGTACAGTATCAGCCGGGGCAAAATTAGGAAATATTTTTTGGCGGTCTGATTATGACTATACCACTGCTTAGTTTCTACTATTTAAATAAATTTTTAAAAGATATTTTCTTTTAAAAATGTTTTGTTTATTTTCTGATTAAATACGAAGTCTTTGCGAACTTGCTTCAAGAATTCTTTCTATATTTGCTATGGAATCTATCACTTTATTTGTCTTTGAATTTTCCTTTTTCTCTTTGATATCGTCCGTTTCCTTTATTGTTTCTTTGAATGGTCTTATGAAAATGAAGAATACAAGAAGCATACTTGCGATGAATGTAAATAGATTTCCAAGAAAATCACCGTATTTTATATCCACCCCTCTAATTTTGAAAAAGAGTCTATCAATATCTACTTTGTAAATTAAAGCGGATATCATCGGTATTATTATATCAGATATGAATGAACCGATAACGACTGAAAAAGTCTGACCAAATATCACAGCCACTGCAAAATCTGCAATGGTTCCATTGAGAAGAAAATACTGCAATTCTTCTATTAACTGCATATACAACTATTCAATAAAAAAAATCAATAAAATCTACATAGCAATTCATCTATATAAAGTTTATTATCAACTGATAAATTTGACAGTACATTTGAATTTTCCTGGGCTCTTCTTATGAGGTATGGGATTGCTGTTATCACAGGTCCGTACGGGATGTATTTATACACGCTGTATCCGCTTCCTGCTATATCAAACGTAATATCGTCCTTCATTCCATATAATTGTCCGAATTTTATATTTCCACGAGCAGACGGCTTTATATGCCTCATTGCTAAAAGTATAGATTCTTGATTATGGGTAGCCAACATAAGATTTACATTCATCCCTTTATGAATTTCGTCAATGCAGTGTTCTACTCCCTCGTTATAATTTGAATGAGTTGCCTCAATTGAATTGTGTAAAATATCAGGATTCTCTGATTCCATATACGCGCCTCTCACCAATTTCACACCCATTCCATTTTTTCTATTTGAAAGGTCTTTTTTGAGGCGTTCCATGCTATCTTTTAAATACATTTGATAAGTATTCCAGACAACACAATTATCAGTATTCCATGTATCTGCTAAATTTCTTGCAATTTCATCAATAAAAGGCTGAATTTTACTTGACTCTGCATCAATCATCACCATCACCTTGTTATTTTTTGCATATTCACATATTTTGTTCAAATACGTGTAGTCAATGTCCTCTTTAAAATCTTCTAATGCTGAAATTTTTATAGACACGAAATTATCCTTGTGATATTTAGCAATGTCGATACTGTCGCATATTAACTTTGTAATATCTGTCTTTTCCATGCCTGTTTCCTCCATTGCCAAATCAAGAATAGAATTTATACCTGATTCATGGAAATTTTGCATAACAGGTACAATTTCTGAAACATTTTCACCGCCACAAAAATACTTGAAAAATGTATTTTTTATAAAAGAATTAGAGACGCTTGAGCATCCTATAAATTTTGAGAATTTTAACAATGAAGGTGTTGCCTTCACAATACCTGGAATTCTGCAACTATTAAGGACCAACATAGAATTAATCAAATTCCATGTGCTTTTATTTTTGTATGGCCTAAATACATTTTTAATCATGTATTAACATATTAAAAAATAATCATAAAAATCTACCAGTACATGCGATGTACATGCAGTAGTATTAGGAATACAATTCTAAAATTGAAAAAATGTCGGCATTGGACTCATCCATTATCAAATTTAGTTCAAGTACGATTTTAGAGTTTTTACCACGAAAATCTGTCTGAGTTGTTGCTTCGCTCGTGTATTTTACTTCATTTATTTCGCTCATTTCGTCTGTATAATGCGGAACACTTACTTCGCTGGTTTCATCTGTATAATACCGAACATTTACTTCATTTACTTCGCTAGTGCATTTTACTTCATTTACTTCATTTATTTCGCTCTTTTGATTTATACAATGCCGAGCATTTTTCTTCTTCTTCCATATCCACATTAATACTACATTTTTTATATCTTTAATCTATCTGGTCTCTAGAATTTTCTTTCTGGATCAATTCTATCATCATAAAATCAATATTTTGACATTTGCATCCCTGAAGTTTAAGGTCGTCGCCAGTGTTAAAGAAGTCATTTATCATCAGTTCAATCATTTCTCCAATTTCTTTGTAGAGCCTAAAATCAATGTAATGAATATAAGATCTGTATCTTGCTCTCGTAGAATTTAGAAATTCATGTGAAAATTCAGATAATTTCAAATTTTGGCTGATTTTTAATCTTTCATATTCAATCTCTGGTTCGTGGTGAAATGGAGTTTTTTTAAAACTTTCACAAAGCATATCCATCTCAATGTCGGCGTTCATTTATCTATGATAAATAGTATTTTATTTTTCAATTATTCTACATTGAAACATATTTTTTTTGTAATTGAGATTTATAATGACTCCAATTGAAAGAACACTTCTTACTCTCACTGTCCAAAATTCCCTCATTACATTTGGTATTATATTATTATTATGCTGCTGCTCTTCCTCTGTTTCTTTGATGATGCCATTACCCGTTGAAGATAAAGAATCAAAATAAATTGAAAAATAAAATACTATCTACTATAGACAAATGAACCCTGATATCATTCTTGCGGTTGCTGAAAAATTGAATAATTACGATGATCTTGTTAAAATTGCCATGGTAAATCGTGGTTTTGCGAATTTGATTAAAATGTATAAAGTTGGATTATCAAAAAAAATACTTGTTAATATGGGCGTATGTAGTAATTGCGAGCATCCTTTTGAGACATTAAAAGAAATTAATGCAAGTAAGAAAAAATTATTGAATAAGGGTTATGAAATCGGCCATATTCCACCAGAGGACTATACCTATACATGGGGTGCTATGAATTACACAAATCACAATTATTACCTGGCTATTGTTTCTGGTAATCTTGACATTGCAAAAGCACTGTTTCCAGTAGTAAAAAAACAAAAAAAATACTTGATGGTCGTGGCAGATGTACTCGCATCCGAAGAAACATCACCTGAAACATTGAGTTATTTCAATACCTATCATCATGAATATTCCTGTGAATTGTTAGAGAGACATATCTGTACATTCGGGGGTGTATTTGGAACAGAGTATTTTTCTCCTGTCATAGATTTTTACATAAAAAATTGCATGCAAGTTCTTGATCAGACCCTTGGTTACATGTACATGCATTTTAAAAATGATGAAATTCTATTCAATATAACGGATTATATAATAATGCAAGGAGGTATATTGAACAATGAAATGCTTGCAGAAAGCATGGACAATTCATTATACGACGAGCATATTACATTGGCATTTTATTTGGCTCGTCATGTAGATCATATCTACTGGTCAGAATACGCCACAGATTTTTTTGAAAACTAAATTGTTCAAGCCAGATGACAGAAAAAAGCCCAGCGATATTCAATATCACTGGGCTTTTTTGCGTTATTTTTTTTTAACTAATATTTTTAAATTATCCACTGCACATCTCACAGTCGTCCTTGTTTTCAATTGAACAAGTAAGTGCTGTAGTTGCTTCCTGTTGAATACTGAATTTTTCAGCGGTTGATGCTGGCTTGCTTCTGAGGTAATACTGTCCAGTTTTTAAACCTAATTTCCACCCATAAAAATGAGCACTTGATAATTTCGCAATTGTAGGTACGGCCATAAACAAATTCAAGGACTGAGAATGGTCAATGAAGGGTGCTCTTTCCGCTGATAATCTAATCGTTGTTTTCTGGCTGACTTCCCATGTTGTTTTATATAGACGCTTCATTTCATCGGATATTTCCTTTATATTTTGAACAGAGCCATCGTCTAAAATTATTCTTTGTTTGATGTCATTGTTCCACAGACCCTGCCCAATCAAATCCTTTACAAGATGTTTATTTACAATGGGATAATTTCCACCCATGACTCTTCTCATGTATATATTTGAAGTGATTACCTCAAAAGACTCTGTATTTCCTAAAATTTGAGAGGTAGATGCGGTAGGTGGTAGAGCAGTTAATAGGGCATTTTTTACCCCGTGCTCAAGTACTTTTTTTCTCAGCCCATCCCAATCGCAGCATAAATTTTCCTCCGACAAGTTCCACATATTATGCTGAAACACTCCCTTTGATATAGGACTGCCTTCGTATCTGGGATATGCTCCGTCTTTTCTTGCCTGGTCGCAACTCTCGGTGATAGCAGCATATTGAATATGTTCAAAAATCTTCTTGTTCAGCGCGGTTGCTTCAGGGCTATCGAATGGAATTTTTAATTTCATAAACACATCGTACAACCCCTGTACACCGATTGCCACGGGTCTAAATTCTTTATTGGCTCTCTCGGCCTCTGGAGTGGGATAGTAATTAACATCTATCACTCTGTTTAGATTTCTTACCAATACTTTTGTAACCGTCTGTAATTTTTCATAATCAAATTCACCGTCCTTTACATACATAGGAAGTCCAAGCGTAGCAATATTACATACGCTGGTGTATTTTTCATCGCTGTGTAGGAATATTTCACAACACAAATTACTTGATTTGATAACACCTGCTCCTTTTTGGTTTGATTTTTCATTTGCATGGTCTTTGTAGGCTATGTAAGGCATCCCAGTTTCTATTTGGGATGAAAGAATTTTTTCCCATAGAACACGTGCTTTGATTGTTTTTCTTGCTAAACCCTGCTCAGTATAAGAATTATACAAATCGTTGAATTCTTTCCCGTAGGTATCAGAAAGCCCAGGACATTCATCAGGGGAAAATAAATACCAATCCAAATCCTTCTCTACCTTTTCCATAAAAATATCACATACCCATAGAGCATAAAACAAGTCTCTTGCTCTGAGATTTACATCACCTGTGTTTTTTCTAAGTTCTAAAAATTCAAGAATATCAGCATGCCATGGTTCAAGGTAGAAAGCAAAGGAACCATTGCGTTTTCCTCCTTGATTGATATATCTAGAAACTTCATTGAATGTCTTTAACATAGGCACAATACCATCGCTTTTCCCATTTGTTCCTTTAATCTTTGAGCCTTTTGCTCTAATATTTGAGACATGGACACCAATTCCACCAGCATACTTTGAAATTTTCGCGCAGTCTGTTATTGTTTTGAATATACCCTCTAAACTATCGTGAGTACCGATTAAATAACAAGAACTATTTTGCTCCCTTAAAGTACCTGCATTGAATAGAGTTGGAGATGCATGTGTAAAATACTTTTGACTTAACAAATGATAAGATTCAATAACTTTTTCAATATCGCTACGATGTAATGCCAGCGCTACTCTCATCCACATATGCTGAGGTCGTTCAATGACTTTATCGGAACGGTTTTTCAAAAGATAACTTCTTTCAAGTGTCTTGTATCCAAAGTAATCAATGAGGTAATCTCTTTCATAGTCAATGGCATCTTCAATTTCCACCTGGAATTTTTCAGCATTTTCAATGAATAACTGATTTAGAATTCCAGAATCTCCCAACTCTTTTACGGCTTCTTTAAAATTTCCTGTCTTCTTGTGGGAATTTGAAATTACAATTCTGGATGCAAGTTCTCCATACCCAGGATGGTCTATGCTCATAGATATACTCAATTGAGCGGCCAATTCATCCAATTCCTCCGAAGAAACTTTATCATATATACGATTGATGACCTTTTGAGCAATTAGGTCAGCATCAATGCCTGGAACATTCTCAGCAAGATTTTTCATTCTTTTAAGAACTTTATCAAAGGAAAGGGGTTCGTATTCTCCGTTTCTCTTCTTTATCTGCATTTTATATTAATGATAATATATTTTTAAATCAATTATCATTCATTTTTCATTATTTTTTTTAAACACCCGAACCAATTTGAAACTCTTTGCGGTTGATAACATCGGACGCAAGAATAGTAGAGTTGTTCCATGGACCGACATCAACTCTTGGGATAGTTGGGTCGGAACGGAGACTCTGATTAGCATTTCGTAGAGAACTTGAAACCGTGTTGATTCCAATATGATGTCCGGCTGCGATAAAGTTTCTATTCAGTCCATCCTTGCCAGTTTCAAAAGCCTTTTCAAAGTCTCTGATTTCATCGCTTTTGGGCAAAAGGTCTTTTGGTGAAATATCAGTAATTCCGGTATCAGGGGGACTGTCTGCAAACAGGGCATCTCCATCTCCCTCTCCTGTGACGGGAATAATTTGAGGAAAATCTTCTGCTTCCTCTCGGTCATCAATTACTTCGCTCATTAAAGTTTCCATTCCTTCCGTAGAAAAAAGCATATATCCAATGACTCCAGTAGAAACAATAAGTATGATAGCCAATACCCAATATGTAAGAGGATGTTTCAAAATTTCGGCAAAGGAAAGCATTATACTTTGCCGTAATAAAAAAAAAATTAAAAAATGTTAGCCGCGTTTATTAAAAAAAGTCCAGGTGATCAGAGTTTTCGGGTTCAATGGGTTCAGCGAGTTCGGTTGAAACTTCTTTTCCAGGGATTGATTCGATGAATTTTCCATCCGTCTTGGTCTTTGGTTTCATTTGCTTTGCGTGTCTGATTTTATAGTGAATTTTGAACATTTGTTTTATAAAAACAATGGAATCAATATCCAACACGACCTGGACATCGCATCCCTTTACATCTTCAATCTCGTTGTTTAAGAAATCAAAACTTTTATACTCATTACCCTCCCCTTCATAACAGTTTATATTCAGATTTTCTTCACTGTCCAATTCCCAAGACCTGTCAATTGACTTTGATATCTTTTCCTTAGAAAAGGTCTTTCCATTGAAGAAATCTTTAGTATTTTTATGAATGTAATCAGCAACCCCGTCTTCAAAAGATTCCAAAAGTTTGACGATTGCTCCTGTATGATTGGAGATTTTCAAGACATAATCTTGATCAAGAACACCTTTCACCTGTAGAGATAATTTTTCATTATCATAAGATATATTAGAAATATACAATTTTTTACTTTTACAAGGAACATCTGCCTTTACAGAATTTAAATCCAAACTTGAACGATAAGTAAGCAGTACCATTATAGTATTATGAGTTTTTATTCTTTAAATTTATCTTTTCTCCAAGTTCAACTAAAACCTGGAAATATTTCCATATGCTTTTCTTTGTTTTATCAGTAGTTTCTGGACTTTTCCAGATATCTACGATTTTATTCAATTCATTGGTTAAAGATGTATATTCCAATGAAAGCCCTGAGGTTAAGCCTCCGTCAAGGAAAAACTTTTCATCGTTTGTTTTAACCTTTTCAATAAAAGGTTCTATGCAACCCATAAAATTATCTACTACTCCACGAGGATTTACCATCACCATCCCATCAATTAGTTTTATCAATACTATCAACGATGGGTCTGGATAACTTTTATAAATATCATTGAAGAAGGTCTGTAGAATATTGCAAAATGCCTGTACTTGTTTTGAACTCATTTAAAATATTTTATTTTATACTTTTAACTTTGTTTTTTTTTGTTTTTTTTAAGAATATATACTAATGATTATATACGGGAACGGACTAGAAATCTTAGTCGTAGATCAAGAATTGAGCGATGATAGCATATTACAGTTGGTATTTTCAAAAACAAAACTGGTAAATATGAACAACAACATCACTTTATTGATTAGAAGGAGCGGAAACGGCTATGTAGAGTCAGCGTTGGACGTAATGTCCTCGTTGATTATGAAATATAATATGACACCTGAAATATTTTTTGGAGATGAGAATCTTATAAAATATTTTATGGACAAATACAAAAAAATGGATAAAAACTTTTTTACCATCGCAGGTATGGTCGTGTTTAGTTCATTGGATGAAAATTTATATAAACCCGAAATCAGAAAGGATATATTATTTCAACTATCCTTTAAAAAAATACCAGATGAAATAACCAGCAGAATTAAAGTGTTGAAAAAAACTCTTGTCCAGCCGATAACTTTACAGCAGGACAGCCCTCTTGATGATGAAATGGCAATAACAAAAAAACTTGATGGGGTTAGATATTTTATGCTTTCCTCGGAAGATGGACAGGCTTATATTTCCCCCAAAGTTGGAAAGCCTGTCCAATGGGTAAAGGTACCAGTAGAATATTCAAAATACGTATTTGACGGAGAATTATACAATGATGTATTTTATATATTTGATTTGATCTCTGATAAAAGTTTAAGACAAAGACTGGATATCATTGTTGATTTTGTAAAAACAATCAATTCCAAGGCAGTGACCTACAAGAATTACACATTCACCAACAATGTAAGAAAATCCATCAAGGAAATATCAAAAACCCTTGATGGAAGAATATACGATGGCTTGATTATAATAAAAACAAACGTCGGCTATGCTTTATCAAGCCCTTACAAGTGGAAAAATATGATTACATTTGATTTCTTATTAAAGCCAAAGTCTGCTGGCAAATGTACGTTAAATATGGTTGGTAAAGACGGAAACCTTGATGTCTTTGGGGAAGTTTCCGCTAATTCCAAATTAAACAATCAGGTGGTGGAATGCTTTTACGAAAATTCAAAATGGAAGATTTTAAAAACTCGTCCCGACAAGGATAAACCAAATTATTACAAGGTTATTGAGGATAACTGGAAGGCTGTATCAGAGCCTTTTATATCACGGAAAAATTCAAGTGAAAAAAGAGAAAGCAGCAAAGGCTCCGATGATTTTACAATGCAACAAATGGCAGAACAGATGGCGGAGCAAATGGAAGCAGAGCAGATGGCAGAGAAACTCTCCAGTAAAAGTTCAAAAGGTAAAGGACCTGCAAGAAGCAGCAAAGAAGATGAAACTTTACAAATATTTGACGGTTTCTTTAAAGAGACTATAACAATCTACAACTCCAAGGTCGCTGATTCGAATTTGACGGAAGAAAATAAAATACGCAAAAATGCGATTGATTTAAACAAATTACATAAAAATATCAAACTATCTAAAAAACTGTTAAAGGTGGCTATACGCGACGACAATGGAATAATTTATAGAACATCAACTGAAGCATTTAGCACCATACAAAAGAAAAATTCCAAGGAGTTTGAAAAATTAATTTTTAAAGACTTTAATCTACACTTTTTATACGATACAGGAGATGCGATGGTTATCGGGGAACTAACAGCAGCCAACGAAGTAAGAGTGAAGGTGAAATTGACCAAGGAAGTGAAGGTGAAGGATATTATCAAGTTCTCAGAAAAGACCAATGCCAAAATACAGTCTGTTATTTTAGAGGTCATACCTCCCCAGCATCTAGGAAAATTTGTTGAAAATATAACCATCAACTCTATATATTTGTTGATGAAACCCATAAAAACTGGTATGATTATGATGGAAGATATTGAAGAAATTGTAAATTCTGGGAAAAAGCCTTGGACAAAGGGAGAAGCACTGAGGGGGAAATTTAGATCAAAATACAATAATACAAGATTTATGATTTCAAATGCAAAGGATACCACCACAGTTACCATTGAAAAAATTGAAACATTCAAGGCAACGGTCAGGGTATCAAATGCTTTCAATCTATTATTCGGGTCAAAGGCTATACGCATCAAGCCTTTGGCGGTTAAGAAAAAACTTGACATCAAAATATTAAGACAAGCAGGCTTTGATATAAATTCGAGAAAATGTCAGAAATCAAGGCAGGCGACGATAAAGAAAACTAATCTAACCAGCACTGACGCAAGTAATATGATGGTTTATAATGGTCATATGATAACTTGCAATAACCCAGACTATCCTTTTCCTGGTTTCACTGGCGATGGAAATGTCTGCTGCTTTAAAAAGGACAGGAAAGATTCCACGCTGTATAAATTCAAGGTCGGACAAGAAAATATAGATGGAAAATCATTGGAGGAGGGTAATATCAAGGTTAGAGGAGAATTGGTCGACGCATCAAAAGAACTGGGAGAAAATATCATCGCAAAGATAATCAACAAAGACATTGAACGGGTATTTAAAAAACAGCAGTATCTACTTGGTCCTGGGAAGGAAAAAACAATAAAAGATTGCATTGTTAAATGCTTTGGTAAAATTGATACCACCATTGAAAATTTGTTATTTGAAAAGAAAGTTAATTTGATTATTTTTGAAATAGATACAGATGCAAAGGTTTCATGTATTGATTCCATGTTTTTCAATTTTAAATACAGCGTTGTGCTTCTTAAACAAAAAAATACATTTGGTATAATAGTCTCCAGAGAACTAAAGTTTAAATTTGATATTTTGGAATTGGCGAGGGTATATGGTCTTTCGTGTTATGGGAAATGTAAAACACCTATACAGTCTGCCGTACAGATACACGATAAAGCATCCGAGTACGAGGTATTACATCAAATAACAGATAGTACTTTGATTGTTAAATATGTCCATATTAAGATGGGAAACGATAAAATACTATTACCCGTCGCAAACATCAGCATTGACCCTCGTATTGATCACGTGCAATTCTCAATGGATATGTTGCCAGAACAATCCGCGGAATTTGAAGGATTGAAGAAATTATCCAAAAAGTTTGAATATCTAAACCCGGAATCTCAGATAATTGATTCAAAAGGCAATATAAAGGCTATAATAACAGAATGCGGGATGATTGTTCCAGTTTTGCCAGAACCAACAAAGATAAAATTACCAGTGGATGATAAAAGAACGTTTTACATCAACTTTGACTGTAAAAAAGCACCTCTAAAATCAGCATCAAAAATTTCAAAAGATAAGAGAGAAAAAGAATTTAAAATGGCATATAACGCTCTAAAGAAATATGTAACTGGAAATATAAGAAAGGAAGATATGGTAGATGCTCTCGGTAAAATAATCAAGCCCAAGGGGTCTGCGAGTTCCAAGGGGTCTGCGAGTTCAAAGGGGTCTGCGAGTTCAAAGGGGTCTGCGAGCTCAAAGGGGTCTGCGAGTTCAAAGGGGTCTGTGAGTTCAAAGGGGTCTGTGAGTTCAAAGGGGTCTGCGAGTTCTAAAAAGAGTTTATCAAATATACCTGAAATCTATATATCCAAGGAAAATATCAACTATGTGATTGAGAAAATTGCGTGGAAATTATTAACTTAAAAAAATGAAATAGATATATATAAATGGTCTCGCCGGCCGCTGAAAATTTAAAGACTATCAAAAAAGTTTTATTAGCCCCTGCAAAATTTTTACTGAACGATAATGAAAACAAAGCCTGTTTTTCTTATAATTACAAGCAATACGGAGCATTTGAAACCTGGGAACTTGCCTGGGATAAACTGAGCGAATTACCTCATCAAGAAAATGTTTTTCACGAACTTATCCAGTCACAATGTAAAGTGAAACCTTATCTTGATATTGAATGGTTCCAGGAAAAATTCCCAGACTACTTGCCTGATAGAATTTTGATGACCATAAAGGAAAAAATACTGGAAATTTTCAAGGAGGACTGGGATATTGAGTTGAGTAATAATGAAATCTACGTGGCATCCTGTCATAGGAAAAAAACAGAGGGATACAAATATTCTTTCAGAATTGTAGTGTCTTCTAATCAAACTACTATGGTATTTGAAAATACAAACTGTGCGTCCTTCCTGGCAAAAAGAGTTATAAAAGAATTGCGAGCAGAGAATATATCAGAGGATATCATTGATATGTCTCCTTATAAAAAAACACAAAACATTAGATTTGTAGGACATTCAAAGAGCGGGGAATTTATTCCTATGCAAAAAACAAACGCAGGAGACAATGATCTTGATTTTGTCATCACAAATATCTCGCCTATTAATATTATACTACCTGTACCAGAGCAGAAGGACAGGCTCTACAAATCTATAAAAAACAAAAACGAAAAAATAGACCCTGAAAACATTGCAAAAATAGTAGAAAAAGTAAAATCAATCCATCCATCCGCGGTACTTGAAAGAATAGATGTAAATGGATTTCTCCAATTCAACTATACTGACAGAAAAGAACCTTGTTTTTGCGAGGAAAGACTTCACGATAAGATTGGTTTTTTTGTATATGAATGGAACAAAATTATATGTGCTGCCTGCCATTCCGGAAACTGTGTAGATGCTGATAATAAAAAAATAATCAAGCGTATTGGCTCTATTTCTTCAAACAAAGAAGAAACATATGAAAGAGTTGGGTTTGATAACGTCTTCAAATTAGAAGACATAGGTATTGATTTTATAGAGAGATGTGTTTATAATGGAAATTATGGGATATCCGATCTATTCCAGAAGATGTATCTTGAACCAAAGAGAATAAAATGGACAACAGAAGGAAAGTCTGGTACAAGTTATTTTTGGGACGGGAATTTATGGAGGGAGGATGACCATTCTTTTCTTGATAGGCTCGTGGCAGCCACTGTAGTAAATGTTCTTAGAGATTATGTAAATATATTCAACGCAAACGAAGAATTAAAGGAATCCGTATCAATCAAGGAATCAAGTGTGCTTGTTAAAAAAATAAACGATGGTCAAAACATCCACAGCGTATTGAAATTCTTGAAACCTCTCGTCATAGACTCTGAATTTGCTAAAATCAAAGATATTCATCCATATTTGCTGTCCTGTAAGAACGGGGTAGTTGATTTGAAAACAGGAGAATTGCGTCAATGTGTTCCAAGCGATAATATGACAAAAAGACTGGACATTGTATATGATATAGAAGCACGCGTAGAAGAATTTGATAACTTTGTTAAGCAAATCACTTCAAGTGAGGAGGGAGAAGACCCTGGTCTTTATAATTATCTCAAATGGGCACTTGGCTATGCTATGCAAGGAGCACCTATTAAAAAAATGTTTTTCATATTATACGGAGAGAAAGGATATAATGGAAAATCAATGATTTTAAACACTATAAAGGGTATCCTCGGGTATTATGCAGTCGCGATGGACAAGTCTGTTGTTGTTAATGGACCAAGTAAAACTGGAGGGTCTCATTCAAGTGAATTGTGCCAACTTGAAAATGTGAGGGCAGGTATATTATCAGAAACCAAAGAGGATGAAATAATCAACGATGCTCAGATAAAGATGCTGACGGGTGTCACTGATAGAATTTCTGTTCGTGAAATTTATGGAAAACAAAGGGAAATTTTACCTACGCTGGTAGCATTCATTTCTTCAAATCATAAACTAAAAATAAATCTCAAAGACCCTGCGATGTACGAGCGTCTTGCTCTTATACCTTTTAGATTGAGTTTTTTAGACAATCCCAATCCTAATAATTCGTGGGAAAGAAAAGGGGATAGTTTTTTATCAGATAAATTTGATAAAAACAAGGAGGGTATCTTAAAATGGCTGGTAGATGCCTCTATATATTATCACGAAAATCCAAACTTGAAGCCCCCTGAGGTTGCGCTTGTAGCAAAACAAGAGTATAGAAAGGAAATGGACGACTATGCGAACTTTATATCAAGATACTTTGAAATCACAGGAGATAATAAAGACAAAATCAAGGTATCTGAAGTATTCCAGAAATACAAGGCATATCACGACGAATATATCAGGGTCAATAGCAATCGTGGATTTGATAGACAAAAGACTGAAAAAATAATCAATGATTACTTTGGAGCACCTGTTAAAAATAAATATTTAGGGGTCGTGGTCAAGGACGAACTTGAAGACTCTGAGGCAGAATATGATTTTGAAGACTGAGATATTTTACATATATTTTTTTCAAACCAATATAAATGGACGATACATTAAAGATTAGTTTGAAAAACGAGAAATTCATCGATAAAAATAATGAAACGATGAGTATAGATTTGAGGGAGATAAAACCCTCAAGTAATGTTAATTTAACGGATTTTGTTGAAATAAAAACAAAATATCTAAAATTACTGAAAAATACATGGATAAAGTACAGGGATGACGAAGGTAATTTTTACAGCGGAGGTTTTTTGATTGAAATTTCAGAAGACTATATATGTCTCAGGAATATCCAACAAAAAATATTCAACGTTGATCGTAAAAGCACTGTTTTTTACTGTAAAAATAACACTGAAAATTACCTCGCGGTACAGGGTATAATAATTGAAAATCAAAAACTTTCACATGAAAGATACCTTTTAAACCACGAAAGGATAAAATTTGAGCAAGAAAAAAAGGATTTCTTGAAAAAAATTCAAACCTTGAAATAAAAATACAAAGTATTATATGAAACCGATTGTAAAATGGAGTGGCGGCAAAACAGATGAATTGAAAAATATTTTACCTCACATCCCAGCAAATTTTAACAAATACATTGAACCGTTTGTTGGAGGTGGTGCTCTTTACTTTAATTTAAATCCGGAAAATGCAGTGATAAGCGATGTTCATTCGGAACTGATTGATTTTTATAAAAGCATCAAAGATGGTCTCAGCGATGAGATTTATAACTTTATGACGGAGAACCCTAATGAAGAAACAGCCTATTACAAGGTCAGGGCAATGGATTGTGAAAATCCATTAGACAATGCAAAAAGATTTTTTTACTTGCGAAAAACATGCTTCAGGGGGATGATGAGGTACAATTCAAAGGGAGGCTTTAATATCCCATTCGGTAGATATAAGACATTTAACTTTGAAGAACTAAAAAACAAAGATTATGAAAATTTATTGAAAAGAACAGAAATATTCAATAAAGGCTTTCAGTATATATTTGAAAAATACAATGATTCTGATAATTTTATGTTCCTTGACCCTCCGTACGATAGTCAATTCACAGATTATGGATATTGTAAATTTGGAAAAGAAGAACACAAGAAATTGGCTGAATGTTTTAAAAAAACAAGTATAAAATGCCTGATGATTATCGGAAAGACTCCGTTCATAGAAGAATTATATGATGGTTATATATCAGGTGAATATGATAAAAAGTACAGATTTAAATTACATTCTGGTAGAATTGGAAACGAAATTAATACAAAACACATCATAGTTAAAAACTACTTATAAAACATAGACTTTGCTATATCATTTAAAAATAATTTATAAGAATTTTCAGTAAACTCAAGATCAACTCCAAGTAAATCCAGATATTGATTGATTCCAAATATATTATTATCTATATCTCTATATCTTCCAATAATATTTTTTGGAATCTCATTCTTATCGAGATATCTATAAGCAAGCAAGCACCATTTTATACTGTAGTCTGGGTATTTTTTATGTAGTTCATCTACGACGTTTAAACATTTTAAACATGTAAATTTTGTTTTTTCGGTGTCAAGTTTTACATTTGCTTTCAATTCTGAATAATAAATTATTTTTCTTTTTTCATCCAAAAATAAATGATCTTTTTCATGATTCCCAGTGCTATTTTTGGATTTTATGTTCTTTAGATCTGTATATCTAAGAATAATATCAGTCAATAGTCTTTCGTATCCAATACCGAGTTTAATACAGTCGCTTTGCGTCATATCATATGATATGAGATATGATAAACTTGACTTGTTTTTTTCTTTATTTTTCGTACAGTTTTTAATATATGTATTTTCAGAAATCAGTGTTTTTAAATTTAGATAGTCAGTATTTTGCATATTATCACAGTACAATTACTATCTTATAGTTTTAGTCTTTAACATAAATATCATTTAAAAATAATTTATAAGAATTTATTTTTAAAAAATAGTATGAAGCATTGGTTGCTTGAAATTTGTAGAAATCTACAAAGTATCATCATCCATCTTCAAAAATTCCGTCAGAATCTTTTGATAACTTTCATTGGCAGGGGTAGCGGCCGCGACCGATAAAAACTGATCATATACAAAATACCCTGATAATAGCGTAGTGATACCAAGCAAAACAGATAAACCAATGAGTTTATTTTTCTTGGTTCTGTCCTGTCTATATTCGTTGATGTAATAGGTCATAAATATCGTCAAAGATAACAACAAAGCCAAAATAACGTATTTCATCATCTTTGCTATTAAAATATAAAAAAATTCAAGAAAAATCAATACAAACCCGACCGACCAGTTCTGGCTGATACTTCGCTTGTTTTTATTCTATCCACGGATTCTATAATTGATATGGTCAAGGAATAATCAATATTCCCGAGATCGAAAGGAACTCCGTCCTTGCGCTTTACCTCAAGTTCTATCTCTTTTAAAAAACTAAGAGGAGGGTTGAAAATCTTTGGAGCACTGATAAAACTATCAAACATTACAGAACCAGGAAGTTTATTCAGTAAAAGTTTGGCAAATATATCATCAGTTCCCGTCCTTGTTATTTGTAATATGGAATTAAGATTGGGACTACTTAATAGCACGTACTTTTGCCCTTCCAGTGAAATACTTTTAAATAATTTACCTTCTTTTTGCCCATTGAATGTATTTGACTGAGAATTTCTATATCCGTGAAGACTTGAAGAAACTACTACATTGTTTCCTCCTGCGGATACTGTTTCTTCAGCAAAATTATGATCTAACCTAAACATATATGTATCTTCATCTATCACTGATATATCATGATAATGTCCGTTAATCACTTGAAGAGGTATGCCTCCTATTTTTTTATCGCCCGTTACCCTATTGATAGATACTCTATGACTTCCAGGTCTTCCTACGATACCGGTAGTTCCCTCGTCTATTATTTCAGGTAAGGCGGCAGAAAACCCTTTTATTTCAAAATCAGTTTCTCCTGTTTCTGTAGTAATCACTCTATGTTTATATACACTGGTATCCATGCTGGGATTTGAATTTGTGAATGAAACATCTATCAAATTTCCTTTAAAAACAGAAGTTACTGGAGTATCTACAAGATTAGAAATAATTATATTTATGAGTAATTCTGTTCCGCTGATTATTTTAATTACGTTTTTTAATCCTCCGGAAATAGCTATTAAGTCCCCGTCTTTTAAGTATTCTGTAAAAGGATTAAGCGAAGATATTCCAGAATTTGGAATGAATGTAACAGTACCAACTCTAGCCCCGTCAATGATATTAATAACAAGAGAACTCGTCAAAGTAACCCCGGATAAATTGTGTCGTGTACTCGTAGATATCAATTTTGGAGCGGAAAAAAGAGCAGAACCTGCACTGCTGTTTCTTATAGATGTAATTTCCAAAAATCCGTGGGCTGGATGTGTAACAAATACTTGACCCGTACCTATAACTGTGTCTTGAATACTCGAAGGGTCTATGTACGTAACCTTAAATAATATTTCAAACGAGGTGTTTGTTGTATTTTCAACCAGAAACTTATTCAAGGTTATTTGAGGGGAAGATTTAAAATTGATTAATTTAACCCTGTCCCCGCCATGCTTAACGTACCCTGATGTTCCAATTGAAGGTAATGATATGTTTTTTAAATTAAATGAACTATTACCAGTTACAATTACAGAATGTTCCCCATCCAAACCCGGAAAATTTGTACCATACAAGTAAATATTTTTGCCATTTTTTATACCATGAGGGGTGGATGTAATAACTTTTCCTTCTGTTGAAATGGAAGAAATCTCAACTACAGTTGCTTGTTTAAGTCCATGCGGAGTAGTGGTAATAAATCTTACATAATCTCCTGATATGATAGCATCGTTTATCTTTAGTGTTTTGGTCCTTATTGGATTTACTGCTCCTATATACTGACTTGAATCTTCATATGGAAATCCCATAACATTTGAAATTCTGGACAAACCCGTCATTGATAGAAATCTAAATTTATCAGGTATACCAGTCTTAACATTAAATCCACCCCCTCTTTTAGTTTCGTTTGCCTGGACATTCACCTCGTAAGTAAAAAAACCAAGGCCAGTTGTTAGCACTGTAAATAATCCGTTTAATACTGTACTCGATAGGCCACCAGAACTATCGACGCCTATCATTAGGACTTTATCGCCTGGAATAAATGTATGATATGCTGAAATTACTTTTATTTCAGTAGAACCTTTCACAGTAGATATAGGGAAATAATTTACAAATTCGTTTATAATATAGGAAGTAAATGTTATCACATCGGTATTTACATCGGCATCTACTGTGAAATAATGAAATTGCAGTACAGGGGTTAGGTCCTCGGTACTGGTGATGATACTCAATATATCTCGCTGTACCAAATTCATTTTAGTCTGTAGTTCATTTGCTAATGATAGTATATCATAATTTCCAGGCTTTATTTCTGCAGTGTAATTTGGTTTTCCTATATCTATCTCAGCGTAGAACCCTGTCAATTCACTCGAGGGTATCCCTCCTTCAAAAAATACATGTATTGCACCATCCTGTATAAATGCCTGTCTCCTCCCATTAAACAAAGTGAAAGTACAGTTGAAAATACTTATAAAATAATCTCCAAAAACTTTATATTTATTGATATCAACTGAAAATTTAGAAAGATTTATAATCACAGTATCGGCTGTGTTTGATATGTCATCCGAGTTTATATCGTGTTTTCCACTCGCTCTATACATGAGGTCTTGATCTAGATTTTCCCATGTTATTGTGTTGTTTTTTATTTCCATAGGTTTATCTTGTATCACCTTATCAGTATTTGTAAATTCAGTTGAAATTAGTTTAATTTGTTTAACATTATGAAAACTTTCCCCGAAAGGAATAGTTACCTGATTAGGGTTCGGGTAAGTATCAATATCTCTATCTACGGTATCTATAGATATGATGGTTTCTTTATCATATCTGACTATATTTGAAGTTTCTTCATCTTTGCTAATTTCATTATTTTTATGATAATTTCTAAAATTATTCTTGTCATTTATACTCAAATCATTGACGCTTGTGCCTCTAACAAATTGATTTGATACCATAAAATCATCGCTTTCAATGTCATCTAATGGAGGTTCATTTTTTCTTCTTGTATTGTTCATTATATATGTATATATTTTATTCTTTTAATACAACCCCGATTCACCTGTCCTGGATGATACACCAGTTGTCTTTATTCTATCCACTGATTCGATGATTGACAGGGACAATGAATAATTGCTGTCTTGCATGTTGTAAGGATAGCCGTCTTTTCGTACGACGTCAAGTTGTATTTCTCTTATAGAACTAAGAGGAGGATTAAAAATTTTTGGAGCACTGATAAAACTATTGAATATCATATTTCCAGGAGGGTCTGAAAGCAGTAATTTTGCAAATATATCACTGACCCTCTTTCTACCCGTGACATGGACCGTGTCTATACCCGGGCTCGTGAGCAAGGCGTAATTTTCACCCTCTACCGATGTATTTTTAAACAGCGTACCGTCTTTATTCCCATTAAAAGTATTTGATTGAGAATCCTTAAAACCATGCCTACTTGATGAAACTACTACATTTTCACCTCCTGCAGTTATAGTTTCGGTTGCAGAATTATGCTCTAATCTTATCATATAATTGTCCTTATCAATCACATTTATATAGTGATATTCTCCATTCAAAACACTCAATGGTATTCCACCGATAAAATTACTGCCCTTTTCCGGTGCTATAATTCTATTCAGTGCAATTTTATTACTACCTCCTCTACCTATTATACCAGTCGTTCCATTCACGGAGATATTATCATCCAATCCTAATAAAGATAAAAAAACAGTAAATTGAGTAGAATTTACACTTGTTATTGCTACGTCCTCTATAGAATCTAATCTTGGCGTGCTGTCTGTTCCTGAAAAAAATACTTTAATACCTGTGTCAAGTCCATGTGGATAACTGGTGGTTATTAACGCGATTCCATCTGAACCTGCTGTTATGGATGTTATTTCCAAGAAACCATGATCAATATGTTGTATTTTTATTTGACCAGTTCCTATGATAGTATTTTTAATATTTGACGGATCTATAAATGACACGCCAAGATTAACATCAAATCCAGATGTAGAAACATTTTCCACAGCAAACATATTGCCAAATATTCTAGGGGAGGACTTGAAATTTATCAAGTTTATTTTATCCCCTGAATGCTTCACGAACCCTCCTGTACCTGGAACAAGTCCATTTATATTTCTTAAAGTGAAGGTATAATTTCCAGTATTTATTACAGTATATCTTCCATCTGGTATAAAATCAGATCCTGATATATCTACATTATCGACGGTTATGTTATGAGGGTCCACGGTTCTTATTTTTCCATCCGCTGAAATTGTATCTATCTCGTTTATAATTGCACCTTTTAACTCGTGAGGAATGCTCGTAATGAATCTGACATAATTACCAGTGATAAACATATTACTTAGAGTAAGAGTTTTAGTAGTTATTGGATTTGATACACCTATATATTCGCCGGAATCTTCATATGGAAATCCTAAGTTTTCTACTATCCTGGAATTTCTAGATTTAAATAACATTCTAAATTTATCAGGTTTCCCTTCTTTTGCATTCAAACCCCCACCACTCGTACTTTGGTTTGCAGTTATATTTACTTCATATGTATAATTATCAGTATTTATTACTGTTTTAACAGTCTGTAATCCGTTTAATGTATCCGAAGAAATACCTGCAATGCTTTTTAAGTCAAGAATTAATACTTGATCACCTACGTTGTACCCATGATTACTACTTGAAGCAGTTATTATACCCGAACCACGAACTACGCTGATTGGATTCGATGAAAAAAGCCTTATTATATAAGAATCAAACGAAACTATATCAGTGTTTAAATCTGCATTCACTTTAAAAAAATGAAATGAAGAACTCTTTCCTCCGCCTCTTCTCATCAAATTCATATTTTCCTCTATTGTAGAAGCAAGTGTTTTCAAATTATAATTACCTGGCGTAATATTCATGGTGTATTCCGGTTTTCCAAAATCTACAAGGAAAAAAAGATTATCCAATTCCCCTGAAGGTATTCCTTCCTCAAAGTATATATTTACACTTCCATTTTCACCCGTATATGCTTTGCGCCTTCCATTAAAACGTTCAAATCTAGATTGATAAATATATATGTAAAATTCTTGATTTATAGGACGAACAACCCCAATAGGTGAATTATCGGCAATATTGATAACGACTATACCTGGTATAGTCTGAGAAATATCGGTTCCAAAAAAAAAATACAGCCCCTCATAGGAACTTCCTCCATCCTCTACTAAATTTTGCCATGATACTGTATTATTCTTTAATTCTACGGGGGTATTTCGTATCACCTGGTCTGTATTTGGGAATTCTGTAGAAACTAATTTTATCTGTTTAATATTGTAAAAAATTTTACCAAAAGGCATTATAACATGATTAGGTTCTGGGAATGTGTTGGTATCCCTGTATCTGGTGTCTATTGAAATGATGGACTCTCTATCGGTAGAAATAACATCCGACGCATTTTTATCTATGATTATACTATCACTAAATTCACTGGTACTTTTTTTTAAATCTGTATATTCCCTGAAATTATTTTTATCAACGATGGAAAGGTCCTCAAAGTATACACCTGATACAAAGGAATTTGTGGTTAAAAAGTCATCTTCACCGACGTCATCCAGCGGAGGTTGGTCAATTCTTCTCGTCGTCATTTCTATATATTGTAAAATAATTTAAAGTTAAATACACAATAATAAATAAATGAGCAAAGCAAATTCTGGCTTTGGAAAACCTTTGAAGGGGCTCAATTCTCTACTGGATAATACTGGCGGCACTAGCAATATAGATTTCAGTAATGTAGAAATAACCGGCGGTAGTATAGACTCTGCTGTCATAGGAGGCTCGTCGCCGGATGATATTTTTGCAAATTATTTACAAACAGGAAATTCTAGCGGGGAAGGGTATGATGTATATTTTTATGGAGCCACGGAGGGGTTTTATTCAAGGTGGAATAATGTGGTCGGAAGATGGGATATAGAGGGACATTTAAGGGTCAGCGGAATATCGAGGCTCACGAGTACCACAGCAAGTACCTCGACGACGACAGGGGCTTTGATAGTATCGGGAGGTGTTGGTATCGCTGGGGATTTGAGAATAGCCTCAAGAATTTTCATTGGACCAGCCGGGGGGACTGGCACTATACATCTGGGTGGAGGGGACCCTGATGATCCTAGTTATGATATGAGTGTAATCGAAACACGGACGCACGCTACAAATGGGTCGGAGATGGTTCTATTCAAAGGAAATGACGTCTCAGGAACATTTGGGCCAGATAGAATTAGATTACGGGCAGGGGCCATTGCATTTGACACATATCCGGCTGCTTCTTCCAGTCGGACTGCTGAAAATATCAGAATGTTTATAAATAGTTCTGGAAATGTCGGTATCGGGACAACTTCACCTGCATTTGGACTTGATGTAGATGGAACATCAAGAATTACCGGTATAACCCAAATTACAGACACGACATCAAGTACCTCGGCAAGTACAGGAGCACTGGTAGTTTCAGGGGGTGTCGGTATGGCAGGGAGATTGAATATAGGGTATCAAGGAGTTGGAGTATCTGCATTAACCTTCACCAGAAGCGATGGGAATATTTTTGGAAGTATTTCTGCTACATCAACGGACTTTAATAGCATCATGAGAATATCAAATCCAAGTAATAATAACGGGCGAATAGATTTCGATGGAGGTATAGGTGGAGTTTATTTTTCATTTGGAGTTTCGGGCAGCAGTACTTCAAGTAGATTATCCATCACAGACACGACATCAAGTACAACAACTACATCAGGGGCTTTGGTTGTTTCAGGAGGCGTCGGTATCGCTGGGGATTTAAATGTAAACGGGGTATCTCATTTGAATGGTGGGAGATTACGTTTTGGGAGCAATGCATCGGGTAATTACATGCAAAGTTCAAGCAGTTCCTTTAGCAGAACAGATGTGCCATTGATTATTTCCAATTATTTTGCATCAGCGGAGTGGATGTCCGTAGGCCCATCACAGACAATTATCATACCAACAACAGCAAGTACCTCGACAACGACAGGGGCACTTGTGGTTTCAGGAGGAGTCGGGATTGCTGGGAATTTGTACGCAGGTGGTCTGGCGAGGCTTACAGATACCACGGCAAGTACTTCAAGTATCACAGGGGCTTTGGTAGTTTCAGGTGGCGTTGGGGTTGCTGGGAATTTGTACGCAGATGGAATCACGAGGCTCACGAATACGACAGAAAGTACATCAGCAACCACAGGGGCTTTGGTTGTTTCAGGGGGTGTTGGGATTGGTGGAACTACCTTTTCTCGTGATATCAGAATAAATGCTACAGGGTTCGATGGATTGATCATCAATAATCTAGAACCTAATCAAGATTATTTTAAGCTCATAGTAGGTCCCAGTCTGACTTCTCGCGCTATCCAGGTACAAGTGTCTTCGGATGGTTCCCCTCTGTTTTATACCAAGACAGGAACTACTTATTATACCGTGGGTCTTCCAACGACTTCTTACTTTACAGGGCAACATATGTGCTACAGCGAAGATTTTAATCAATATGACACGGGCAATTTATTTGGTTTGATTGTTTCCGCGACAGGAGAATATCTATCTAAAGACCAAACGACTGGCCAGGACATAACAGGTAAGGAAGCAATATCTATAAATGAATCTCTTCCGAAGATAGAATTATCTGATAAAAACTCAGATAAAAGGGTATTTGGGGTCATTACAGATTCAAAAGATTCCCCTTTAATCGACGACAACGGAAATATAATCAAAGATTACAACCCATTCGAATATGAAAGACGGATATTCGGTAGAGTAAGAGTAAATTCCCTCGGAGAAGGAGGTATCTGGGTCTGTAATAAAAACGGAAATATAGAAAATGGAGATTATGTCACGTCATGTACAGTTCCCGGGTATGGTACATTACAACCAGACGACCTATTACATTCTTTTACAGTAGCAAAGGCTACGTGCAATATAAATTTTTCAAATAATCTTGAGAATTTTCAAGTTAGATATATTCTTTCAGATGGAACATCTGTTGAGACACTAGAAGAAGCAGAATACACGGCAGTTTTCATCGGTTGTACGTATCACTGTGGATAGTTTAAAATTTAAAAATTAACTATATGAACTATATGAACAACACTAGAAGAAAAAATGAACCTCCATTGTATGATATTGCAAATGATGATTTTATGGTCTCAAATCAGTTTGTTAGAGGCACAGACGTGCAGGATATCTTGCTGTATGATAAAAATAACTTTAGAGAGTTTCATGATTTGAAAAAACAACCCGAGGAGGATAAAATTCCATTAGAAAATACAATGTATGAAGTAGAAACCGTCATCTCAATAGATACAGAGGACAGAGACAAGGATGCTTATCCAGAGCCCAATGACATGATAATACCATTTGGTAAAAGTTTTTACAATGTTAAAAAAATTAAACTAATTTCAATGGAATTTCCCAATACTGATCAGGTGATACGAGATACTCCAGCAGAACTAAAAAATAACACGATCACATGGCAAAATGAAGAAGACAATGACTTGGGGGGAGTCCTATTATTTGCTATTTTTGGAGAAGAACAATATGTATTCATGGCATCAAAACCGAATACTGTCAGGATACCACTTGAGTTTTACAACCCTTCCAATTATATACTCCCTGAGCCATATTTCATAGTCGTACATGAATGTAGTTATATTTCATTTATAGGAACTAGAAGAGCCTATGTTATCGACGGTGTAGTTGAAATACCATTTGAGGGAGGTCTGACCGATCCAGACGCATTAGAGTTTCTAATTGATTTTGAATCTTATATTGATTTTGGAGTGCCAAATTACACTGTAAATCTGAAGCCTGGGAATTACGATATCATTTCACTTGCAAAAGAATTTGAAAAAGAAATGAATTTAGTAAAGCGGAGAAACAATACCAACTTTGGGCAACTGCCCTCTTCGTTTCATTTTTTTAAAGTGGATGTAGATATCAGCACTGATATAATAACATTTAATTCTTATAAACAAAGACAATTAGAGGATAATTCATTAGAAACTACACTCGGTTCAGGTACAATCAAGATATATTCACTTTCACATGGCCTTAAACCAGGTGATCAGTTTTTGATATCTGATGTTAAAGGAATTGGAGGTTTACCAAGTTCAACTGTAAATGGTTTATTTACCGTAATAAGTGACCCGAACACTTTTCAAACAGAACTAGACTATTTTCATTATCAAACCAATGGTAGAGCAAGTAGATCCGAAATAGGAGGGGGGTCTATTGCAAAAGTCGGAATCCCTGATAAATTTAAAATTTTATATTTTTCAAGTGGTTCAAAAATAGTCGAAAATATAGGGTTCCCATACGAAGACTCCAGTGTTGTATTAGAGTCTACAATATCAACCAAAACTCTTTCTATTACTGGTGCCGATATTATAGGAGGGTATATCCGCTTTACAACAACGGAAGAGCATCAATTAAACAGTGCTCAAGTGATTGAAATATCATCCATTTCTACAACTGGAAAAGTCATCACAGTCGTCCCGCATGGAATAATAGCCGAGACTAATGTAGACATCACCAACACAAATTCTTTTCCTCTATTGAATGGAAATTACTCAATAATAGTTACCGGAGATAATACATTTGATTTAGTAAATATAAATATATCAACGCCAAGTACTTCTGGATATGTTAAACACTCTGGGGATAAGGTGAGTTTGATAAATTTCAAGTCATCGCCTCAACTGAGTGGTAGAGTGGTAGTGGAAAATACAACAGACTTTACATTTGACGTCCAATACAAAGTTTCATATATAGACCCTTTGTGTTTTAAAGATACAGTGATAGGTACTGGAAAGATAACAGTAGTTCATCCAAATCACGGGTTTTCTGATATAACATCAATAATAGATTACTCGGGTGGAAATGTGTTAATTTCAACAAAACAAAAACACAATTTATCAGGAACAATATTTGAAGGAGTTGGCCTTGTTAAATATTTTATAGGGGGTTTAGCCAAGGCGACTCTTTCATTTCCCTATTCTATAGAAGGTCTTATACAGACAGGTGATACCATCACCGTACTTAGAGGGGGTGTTACACGTTTTGCAAGGTATATAGCCGAAAACATAGATTCAAATACTATAAATTTTCAGTTAACTGATTTTGTGACAATGGATATTCCATCCAGTGGTACAGTATGTTCTGTTCATATCGGGGATAGAACTACGCTTAGGGATACAAATAGTGTTCCTGAATTATACTTTAACCCTTTCAATTCATCGGCCAATTTTGATGATTTTTTAATAAGGGCGGCTAATGTTTTGTTTGAATCGGATGGGGCTGTAATCTATTTTTCGGATTTTCAATTTTTAGCCTATATCAATGGAGATATAACTACTGCTGGTACATCAGGAATAGTAGGAAAGGATAGAAAAATTTTTATAGACAGGATACCTGCCCAGGAACCCAGAGGACCTGTTCTTGGAGGAATACCAATGAATGTTTTAAATAAAAAATATCATAATATAGAAAAAATTATAGACGAAAATACATATATTATAGATTTGAAATACATATTTGCTACAGAGACTGCCTCCAGCAGTGGAAAAATAGCATTATCTTCATGGAATCATGGATTTAAAAATTCTCACTCGAATACATTCAATGGAAACAGGGACGGGGTACTTTACAAAAGCATTTCACTCGAGGGTGAAAATTATGTATTTTTAACAAGCCCAAATCTAAACACAATGTACACTGTAGGAGGCGCTAACCTTGGTGATATCTTTGCTAAGATTTTATTATTAGAGCCTCCAGGTGTTATGATGTTTGATAATTTTATAAGTGCCCCTAAAGAATTTAACCCTCCTGTTGCCTCTATAGACAAATTTCAATTTCAAGTAAGAAGAGGAGATGGATTTCTATATAACTTTAATGATATAGATTTTTCATTTTCAATTTCAATCACGGAATCTGTCGATAAAATTAAAAATACTTATATCTCTTCTCATACTGGGGATTGAACAGTTCCTGTATTTTTCTATTACTTAACAATTAAGTAATAGAAAGACGTATTTGCTTCTGGTTTTAAAAAATTATTTGGAAATAGTAGCCAGTGCTTCGCTTATATTTGTAAAAAGTAATTTAAATTTTTCAATGGCTTCTGCTGGGATATCATCATAATAATCCAATGTTTTCAATTGTTCATCCATACACTCCTGGAATAATTCAGGGTCTTCGGAACAGAATAAATCAACTTGACTTTTTATATCAGATTTTACAAGTCTTTCCACCCAACTTTCTACAGTTAATTTTAATCTTTCTACTTTTATTTTTTTATTATTCAAGTCTCCCGTTGAGATGATTATAGCATCCTCGGGTAAATATGTACAGTACATGATATCTACCTTGTCTTTGTTTTCTGATGCTGGCACAATCCTCTGGATGGATAATCTACCAGGAGGAAGCAGTACTTCATTTTCTTCGGGGGCAACTGAAACATCAATCAAAGGCAATATACCATATTGTCCTGGTGTAAGTGTTATTATATACAAGCAACAAGACCTGCCACTTAAAAATTTCATTGCAACTTCCTTGTCAAAACTTGTAGAGATGAATGTTTGATTTTTTGTTTCAATGTACCTTCTGTTCATGCCTCTATAGACCACCGCGGATTGATTAAGACTTGGGGCTGCATCCATTACATCCATTATATTATTATAATGATTATACAAAACAGAACCGAGCATAACCCCTCCACGTACAGAACTATTGAGCCTTTTATATTCTGGCGTTGTGTAGAATATTAATGAATTTTTTAAATCTTGATTCAAGAGTTTAATATACCTATAAGAGTCTTCCATACACAAGGTAATGGAAATATTTTTAAAATATTAAATGTATTAAGTTAAAACCAAAAAAATAAACTCTTTGAATTATTTTTTTGCTTGGTATTTACTGCTTTGCTGCTTTAAAATCTAATTTTTGTGGCGATATCATGTCTGTTTTGGTTCATGATTTTTTCCGCATTCTTCTGTAGAAAATGTCTATATTCACTGCCAGATACATTATTTTCACTCATCATTCGTTGATTAATCACACAGCTTGCAGAGTAATTCGTATATGAACGAGCCGGTGGAGAGTTGAATACCATTGTAGTTGTACAATAGAAAATAAATATTTTACAATTCAGAAATCTTTTCTTTAGGTTCTATTTCTGATTCCTTGGCTGGAGGAGACGGGGCCAGATCAAGTCTTTGAAGTTCAAGGACTGTTTTCTCAATCAAAGCAGCCTCTTCAATTGTATAAGAACCCTTTTCATTTGCGACCACAATAGCCTTGATTAAAACATCAAAACTTTGTTTTTTATCAAGTTCAGGCAAATCCTTTGGTCTTTTTTCAGTTTTCAAAAAGACCAAGACCTTGTAGATTGTACTTGCGTCCTTGATAGTAAAAGACCCCTTTTTTTGACCGACGTGGATACAATTAACAATGATTTCCGTGCAAGTCTTTTCGTCCATTGTGATGTCTTCCATTTTATATTATATTATATAATTATATCTTTAAGCTGATCAAGTCATTCAATATCATTTGTTTTATAGATGTGCCGACTATAGTTTCAAGTGTCTGCTTTGTGTCTTGTATTTTTTTACAGAGAGCATCTAAATTTTCTTGATTGAATGATGAAATATTCATTCCTGTGAGATACTGAAAATTACCGTCTATTTTAGCATATTTATTTTCAAGAAGAATTTCTTCTATCTCTTGCTTTTTCTTTTTATAAACCACGAGGACATCGTCCATTATTTCCTGTAGAAAACGGCTTTTGTTCTTCAATAGTTCAAGGTCTCTTTCATTGCGTTCCACGAGGTAATCCTTTCTTTTTTTCATATATTTTATTTTTTGGTCAGTGAATGAAGCAATTATATCATTTGGACCAGAGTATTTCCTCAATTTCATATCATGATCGAAAAGATGGAAATTACTTGTATTTATTCTGCTGGTTAGTTTGAGGTCCTTGAGTATATTCTTGCTGTGTTTTTCAAATTCTGATTTTTGCTTGAATATAATTTTGAATTCCACTTCGACATCAGAAGAATTATTTACAATCTCACAATTGACATCTTGAAAATGGATATTTAAAAAGTCTTTATATGCTTCTGTCCATGTGTTTATAGGTAATTCTGTGATTACGATGCTATTACCTTGTATTTTAAACACTCCTCTCGTCGTAAAAGAACCTTCTTCCTCTGCTGTGATAGTCCCTTTAAATCCAGAATAATATGGAATTAAATCTTCAAGTGGTTTTCCAGACAAGTGTAGTTTCATATTTTTTACAATATCATCAATATTGTAATTTGGAATATTGGTAGAGTAGCCTGTTCCTATCCCAATCGTCCCATTCACGAGAACCATCGGGACCGTGGCTACATAAAATTTCGGCTCAATTTTATGACTATCCTCCACCATATATTCCAAAATCGGGGAGTCATCAGGCACATAAATCCTCGATGTGATTTCAGATAATTGTGTGAAAATATATCTTGGACTGGCCGCATCTTTTCCAGCAGCATATCTTGTCCCGAACTGCCCCTTTGGGACTAAAAGATTGATGTTGTTAGAGCCTATATAATTCTGGGCCATCCCCACTATTGTACCGTAGAGACTTACCTCTCCATGGTGATATGCTGTCATTTCCGCTACAGCAGCACCCAACTGTGCTACTTTAATTTCCTTGATTTGATTTCTCTTGAACATTGTATAAAGCACCTTTCTCTGCGAGGGTTTCAAGCCATCCATGATATTGGGAATAGATCTTACATTGTCATATGCTGAAAAATGTATCAATTCTTTATCAATGGAATCAGAAAAGGAAACTGTATTTTTAGGAACATACTCTACATCTGGGTCATATACTTTTAACCAATCTTTTCTCTTGTCTGCGTTTTTTTTATCAAAAGCAAGTTCTATGAAATAATTTGTATTTTCATCGTAAAGATAGGTGATTGTATTCATCTCCAGTTTCCTAAAAATTTCCTTTGCCTCTGATGATGTAGATGTTCCCAGTCCCTTGTAGTATTTTACATCCCAGCCAGAATTTGTTTTTGACCAATTCTTGTACTCTGCATCCGAATAAAATTCAATGGTCTTTTTTGATTTACTCACCTTAACGATGGGTGTTTGGATTCTTTTGATGAAACCTGTTCTTTTCATTAAATATGGCCAAAAATAATGTATCATATTCACCAATAAACTTGCAATATGCTTTCCATCAGAGTCTGCGTCTGTTAAAATAATAATACTTGAATATCTCAATGTAGCAAATTCCTCGTCTGTTTCATAAGTCTTTGAATTTTGAAGTCCCATAATCTTTTTGATATTTAATATTTCTTCGTTGTTAATCAATTGCTTCGCTGTTGCTTCCCGAACATTGAGCAACTTTCCTTTGAGCGGAAAAGCACCGTAATATTCTCTGCCAATAACACTTAGCCCTGATATAGCAAAGGTTTTTGCACTTAACCCTTCCGTTAGCATCAGGGAACATTTTTTACTTTTGGATGTTCCTGCATAAATAGCATCATCTAAATTTGGAATAATAAGCGTGCTTTTTCTACTATTTGGGATATCCTTGTCAAGATTTTTCTTGTTTTTGAAACGGGTCAATTCAGTCACCGAGTCGACTATGGATTTATACACCTTGATGATAAAGTCCTCTGGAATATCAAACGATACACCGAAATCCTTTGAAGGTGTAGTAAGATTTTCCTTTGATTGACTGGAAAATTTTGGGTTGATGACAGTACTGCGTACCACTATGAATAAATTGTCTTTTATGAACTGAGGCTTGATGTTTTCAACCTTTTTCTTGGTGGAAATCATGACTGTTAGTTTTTTAATCAACTGATTAACAACATAATCCACGTGTTTTCCTCCGTGAATAGTAGATATCCCATTCACAAATGAAACCTGCTTGAAGCCATCATTGCTTTGAGATACTGCAATGTCCCAGGAATGTTTATCTTTAATTTCAAGGGAATTGAACGCTCCATCATAGAATTTCAAATAGTCTTTGAATTTACTCACCAATTTTTTACCATCCAAAAAAACACTCATACCCTTGTTAGTACATACTACAGTATCATACACTCTTTTATATACCAATGAAGCGGAATCAGCATCTATTGATTGCATTCCAAACTTTTCAAAATCTGGATAAAATGTTATTTTGGTGTATTGTTCCTTTTTAGTTTCCTTTATTTTAGGGGGCTTTTTAACCTTCATATTGTCCTTGAATTCTTGTTTATATTCAAAATTACCATCACAGGTCTCTACTATAAATCTTTTACTAAAGATATTTGTACAATTGCTTCCCAGACCATTCACGCCCCCAGTTACTCTTTCTACCGTGTCATCATAATTTGTACTTGTCAGTAAATTTCCAAAAATAAGTTCTGGGATATAGATATTGTATTCTGGATGGATTACAACAGGGATACCCTTCCCATTGTTAAAGACTGATATATGGTCTTCCTGTACCACTATTTTAATCATATTCACGGAGGGTTCTCGCATTGAATGATCGATAGCATTGACCAGTATCTCATCAAATATTTTTATGAACCCAGGAGTATATTTGAGAGTCTCCAGCGTGATTTTGTTTGATTTATATACAAATGTTTTTTCTTCCTGTGGGGAAGTACTTCCTATATAAATTTCTGGACGAGTTAGGACGTGCTCGTGTAAATTTTTCTTTTGATATTTTTTTGCTTCGGTGCCTTCCATTTATTACTCTTATTTTTAAGACTTTAAATTTCAATTTTTTTAAAATTTAAAAGATTATTCCAGGCAACTCACCAAAAAACTCATTTCACCAAGATTCCCCACCTCATATGTCATAGACAATGGAAAATCATTCATCAATCTCAATTGAACCGTATTTGAGAGGACACTTGCCTTGCTAAAAAGCAATAAATATTTCATTGGAAATCTTCCCTGAATGATTTCATCTGAACTTATATTCTGAAAACTTGTATTATTAGAATTTCCAATCACCAGTTCAAAACTACTGAATTCTCCGTTCCCAGTGAAGAATATCTGCTCCCCGATATTTTTAATTTCAATTATTCTATTACCCAGAGAATTAAAATCTTTGCAAATTTTTTGCAATTCATTCGAATTCATGACGACGGTAGTGTTGTATTTTTGATCTATAACATAATTATTTTTAGGTATATTATGCAATTGAAGTTTAAACGTGTTGATTGAATTTCTTTCGTTGTTTTCCTTTTTTATAAAAAGAAAGTGCTTTTCAGCCTCATTTCCGGTCACGAAAAAAGATATCGTTTCATCATGCTTGATAGTTTTAACAATCTTGTATAAATTATCCGTATGTACCCCTAACACAAGAGGGTTCTCTTCAGTATGTTCGCTATAAAAATATTCAAATTTTGATGCGTCTAGTTTTACATGAATTAAACATTCTTCATTGTTGCTCAAGGAAACAATCTTGATTTTATCCTTTGTTATCACCATATTAAGTTCAATCAATACATCCTTCAACACTTCAAATAAAGATTTTATATTGGCAGTTTGTACTGTTTTTGCTTCAAAAATTACACTGGTCATTTATATAATTGTTTTTTAATCTTTAAACTAATACTTCTGTAAAAGGAGACTCTGGTGCAGAACTTGCTTCATTTTTTTGAGCGCATAACATACTTAACTGTGAATCTTTAACAAGTAGAATACAAGAAACAAGTAAAACAATCAGTGAAATATTAAAAAACGTGCTTGCTATCGTGTAGTTGGTGGATTGTTTATCGTTATCATAAAGTCCCATCACATAAATAGATCCTGTAGTTCCCCCAAGAGATATCAACATTGCAACAAAGTAAACGTAAAATAGATTCATCTTATATAACATAGGATAAGAAAATTATTACAAACAAAATGAATTTATATTTGGATAAAATATAGAAAGCGACATCATAACCAGAAATACAATCAACGATAGAACAAAAAACACAATAGATGCTTTTTCACCTTCCATATTTTTATCGGCTATAGATTTACCAACCCCCCACATTGATACCAATGCAATCAAAAGAGCAATAGAAGTTATAATAGTTCCAATGTAAGATTGCATATATCATTGTATATAAAAAAATATTAAAAAATTTTCTATATCTATATTACAGGCAATGTCTATTATATTGAAAACTATAATAGCAAAAGACTCGCTGCTATCAATAACGGATGGTTTAACTAGACTAACAGACACAACAGCAAGTACATCAAGTATCACAGGGGCTTTGGTAGTTTCAGGTGGCGTTGGGGTTGCTGGGAATTTGTACGCAGATGGAATCACGAGGCTCACGAATACGACAGAAAGTACATCAGCAACCACAGGGGCTTTGGTTGTGAGTGGAGGTGTAGGGGTTGGCGGTGCTTTATATACAGGTGGAATAATCCGTTTTACAGATACTACGGTAAGTACCTCTACTACGACAGGGGCTTTAGTTGTTTCAGGAGGTGTAGGTATTGGCGGGGCTTTATACGCTGGTGGTATAACCCGTTTTACAGATACTACGGAAAGTACCTCTAGTAGTGTAGGGGCTTTAGTTGTTTCAGGAGGTGTAGGTATCGCCGGGGCTTTATTTGCGGGTGGAATTACGAGGCTCACGGACACTACAGCAAGTACCTCGACGACTTCAGGAGCACTTGTGGTTTCAGGAGGTGTCGGTATAGCAGGGGCTTTGAATGTCGGCGGAATTACAGGGTTCACGGACACTACAACAAGCACCTCGATAAGTACAGGGGCTTTAAGGGTTTCTGGAGGTGTTGGGATTGCAGGGAATTTATTTGCGGGTGGAATTACGAGGCTTACAGACACAACAGCAAGTACATCAAGTATCACAGGGGCTTTGGTTGTTTCAGGAGGCGTCGGTATCGCTGGGGCTTTATACGCAGGGGGTATCACGAGGCTCACGAATACGACAGAAAGTACATCAGCAACCACAGGGGCTTTGGTTGTTTCAGGGGGTGTAGGGGTTGGCGGGAATTTGACGGTCGGGTATCAAGGAGTTGGGGTATCTGCCATATCAATCGCCAGAAGCGATGGGAATGCCGGGGGTATTTTTTCTATCATGGGAACAGGGGGCAGTAGCAGCCTGAGAATAACAAATGGATCAGGTGGAGCGGGAAGAGTAGAAATCGATGCCGGATCAAATGGAGTCTATTTTTCATTCAATTACTTTAACGGAGCCAGTACGTCAAGAAATTTTTCAATTACAACAACTACAGTAAGTACCTCGACGACTTCAGGAGCACTTGTGGTTTCCGGGGGTATCGGTATCACCGGGAATTTGTACGCAGGCGGTATAGTCCGTCTCACTGATACCACAGCATCAACATCTTCCACGACAGGAGCTTTGGTTGTGAGTGGAGGTGTAGGGGTTGTGGGAGATTTGAACGTGAATGGAACTGCGGTATTCCAGCAGGGGAACGTATCCGATGTATCTGTCAGAAATCAAATTCTTTTCGGTTTCAATGAAACAGCGACTTACCAGCACGCCATTAAATCCCGACACTTGAGCAGTGCCGATACCGATGGAAATGCAATTGACTTTTACGTCTGGCAGACCTCGGATTTATTGACGGCGGTTGGAACCAAGCAGGCAATGAGCGTTACATCTGCCGGTGTAGGGATCGGAACACCCATTCCAAGAATGAGATCGACCGTGTTTGATACAAACGCAAAGATGGCTATTGTCTCTACATCGCAATCTCAGTCGTCGGCTCTTTATTTGAGCACACCCCCGAGCGGGGTCGGTGATGCGTATAAAACTGCCATCATCGCTCAAGGAATCAATAGTTGGGGTAGAAGCAATCTACATTTTTGCCTCAACAACAACGGCAATTCCCATGCAGCCAGTGAAGACGCGACAATCGCCCACTCCCGGATGATCATCCAACCGGATGGAAATGTAGGTATTGGGACAACTTCACCTGGGTTTAGACTTGACGTCGCGGGGACCTCCCGGATCACAGGAAACACAAGCATCACGAGCACGACAGCAAGCACCTCGTCGAGTACAGGGGCACTGACTGTTTCTGGGGGCGTTGGAATCGCTGGGGCTTTATACGCTGGTGGTATAACCCGTCTCACGGACACTACAGCAAGTGCCTCGGTGAGTTCAGGGGCTTTGGTTGTTTCAGGAGGCGTCGGTATCGCTGGGGCTTTATACGCAGGGGGTATCACAAGTTCAATAACAACGCTAGGATTGAATGACCCCATGACGGCACTTGCATTACTGGGAGACACGGGTGGCGGTGTAGCCACTCTCGGCGCGAGGTTCAAATTGTCGAGGTACGAGAGCAGTGGTAGTAATGCGAGAACAAGAATGGACATTGAACTTATACATGGTGACGGTACCGTGCAGAATGTGATGGCAATACGCTCAGATGGAAATTTAGGAATAGGAACGACTGCACCAAGAATGAGATCGACGGTACACGGTGCAAATGCAAAGATGGCCATTGTATCTACAGGAGAAACCCAGGAATCGGCTCTTTATTTCGGCACGCCCCAAACCGTGAGCATCAGTAATGCCTATAAAACTGCTATTATCGCTCAAGGAATCAATGGTTGGAGTAGAAACAATCTACATTTTTGCCTCAACAACAACGGCAATTCCAATGCAGCCAGTGAAGACGCGACAATCGCCCACTCGCGAATGGTGATCACGCCCGTTGGTAATGTGGGAATAGGAACGACGACGCCTGGGTTTTTGCTGGACGTAAATGGGACCTCCCGGATCACAGGAAACACAAGCATCACGAGCACGACAGCAAGCACCTCGTCGAGTACAGGGGCACTAACTGTTTCTGGGGGCGTTGGAATCGCTGGGGATTTGTACGCAGGTGGCATTGCGAGACTTACTAATACCACAGCAAGTACTTCTACGACGACAGGGGCTTTGACAGTTGCTGGAGGTGTCGGTATTGGCGGTGTTTTGAATATGAGTGATATTATACTTATAAATGGTAGTGGCGCAGTTCCGACAACAACCACTCGGAGTATTGGAACAAGGATAGTACTTTTTAGTGGAATTACTGGAACGGATGTTGATAGTGCTATCGGTATCTCAGCAAGCTCTATATGGTACTCTACAAATTCCTTGGCTCACTTCCATCGTTTTTACCATGGAACTTCAAATACAGTGACAATATCCGGAACAACACTACAAGTAAATCAAACGACAGCAAGTACCTCGACAACGACAGGAGCACTTGTGGTTTCAGGGGGTGTCGGTATCACAGGGGCTTTATTTGCGGGCGGAATCACGAGGCTCACGGACACCACAACAAGTACCTCGACGGGTACAGGGGCTTTGGTTGTTTCAGGGGGTGTCGGTATCATTGGGGATTTGTACGCAGGCGGTATAGTCCGTCTCACTGATACCACAGCATCAACATCTTCCACGACAGGAGCTTTGGTAGTTTCTGGAGGCGTTGGTATTGTGGGAGATTTGAGAGTATCCTCAAGGATGTTTATTGGACCTGTCGGGGGCAGTGGCACCATACATCTTGGCGGAGGAAACCCAGATGATGCTGACTATGATATGAGTGTAATCGAAACCCGTTCGTATGATACAGATAAATCTGAAATGGTACTCTTTAAAGGAAATGACGTCCCAGGCGATGACGGACCGGATAGAATTAGATTACGAGCCGCGGCCATTGCCTTTGACACATATCCGACTAACTCTTCCAGTCGGACTGCTGAAAATATCAGAATGTTTATAAATAGTACCGGAAACGTCGGGATCGGCACGACGGCTCCTGCGTTTTTGCTGGACGTCGCGGGGACCTCCCGGATCACAGGAAACACAAGCATCACGAGCACGACAGCAAGCACCTCGACGACGACAGGGGCTTTGACGGTTTCAGGGGGTATCGGGGCAAATAACGGATTTATAGGGTCCATGAGTTCCAATAGTACTACAACCAGTATAGGATTTATAGCCACCGACTTGACTCCATTTGGGTATGGTGACGGGGAGGTTGGATTAAGTGGTAGGCCATGGTCTAAAATGCACGCAGGGGAATTCAATGTGATATCAGACGCACGTCTAAAGAATGATATCCGCATATACACACAGGGTCTGAGTTTTATAACACAACTAGTCCCAAAATCATTCAAATACAAACATGACAAAACAGGCAAAACAAAAATAGGGTTCATGGCTCAGGAAATACTTGAAATAAATCCGACATTTGAAGGTGTAAATTACGAAGAAGCCGAAGATATATACACAATGACAATGGACCAATTCACAGGTCCGTTAGTGAATTGCGTAAAAGAACTCAATACCAAAATAATATCATTAGAGACCGAACTGATCATGATGAAAAATTTTCTACGATCAAAATTCCCAGACGATGGGATATAAATTAAATTTATCATATTCTAAAAATTAAGTCTTTATTTTTTAGAATTATGTGCTTTTCTTCTTTGAACTTGTAGTCTTCTTTGAACTTGTAGTCTTCTTTGAACTTGTAGTCTTCTTTGAACTTGTAGTCTTCTTTGAACTTGTATTCATTGGATTTATGTTCTTCCGATGTATTATTCTATTCCTTTGCATTATAGTCTTCCTTTGCCTTATATAAAGGCCAATCTGCTCCACATTACCGCCAAATATATCATCAAAAGAAGCAATCACCTTCAAGGAATCTGCCTTAACAGACATGATATTTTTGTAAAATTCAACTGGCATAAGCATGTCCTGATTGGAAATTAGTACCTCGCAATACATTGTGAAATTTGCGATATTAGAGAGGCTCATTTGCTGGTCCTTTGAAAATTTCTTATTGGCTAAAAAATACCCCGCAATATAGTCTATAATGGTAAGTGGACAGATACTATCACTTTGAAAAAATGTCTGGGACATTGCATATATATCTACTGTAGACGCGTCTTCAAATGCCCATGCCTTATGTTTATGTAGCGCATATTTTGGTTTAAAACCTAATGTTCCTGATAGTTCCTGTTGAATAAACATCGTTGAATTTTTAATAAATCCCGACTTTGACAGGCCAAAATCAATAATTTTAACAATACCATCTCTACCAATCATTATATTTTCTGGTTTAATGTCATAATGAACAATATTTTTAGAATGAATATAAGACAGCCCATTGATGGTCTGACCTATTAGTTCCGCTGTAACATTACAATAAGTTTTAAAGTCAAATTTCAGCATATCATCGTAATAATACCAGAGTTCTTTACCATCAAGGTATTCTGCAATTATCTTGACAATACCCCAGCGCATGTGGTCAACTTGCTTAAAACATAATATATTATTTTCAGAGCATCCAGGAGATAATTTTTTAAGAATATCAATCTCCATCGAAACATTAGAGTACCTGGTAAATATTTCTTTGACTGCTAATTTTTGATCCTTCTTCACGTAAAGATACGTTACCCCGTATCCACCCCTTCCCAGTTCCTTTATCTTTTTAAAAGTACTTAGATCAATATTTTTTTCGCCTACAGAAAACATTATAGAGTATACAAATATAATAGTTTAGAATAAATGAAAATTTAAAAGTCTTCGTCAAGGGTAAATTGAGTTTCAACCGCAGAAACCCCTACATTGGCCCTTCTATATGAAGAAATTCTTGTTTCAAAAAAGTTTCCAAAACTTTCCAGGGAGATATACTGCATAAAATCAAATGGATTTTGAGAATTGTAAATTTTATCATATCCTAATTTTAATAGCCAAAAATCTGCGATATATTCAATGTATTGCTTCATCAACTCTCCATTCATACCTATCAAATTTACAGGCAGGCTTTCGGTTACAAATACTTTTTCAATTTCAACTGCTTCTCTGAAAATCTGATGGACCCTTTGCTGAGACAGCCTTTGTTTTAATAGATTATAAAGAGCAATCCCACCTCTACAATGAAGGGCCTCGTCTCTAGAAATAAATTCATTGGAGGTAGTCAAACCAGGTAATAAACCTCTGTTCTTTAACCAGAAAATAGCACAGAAACTACCTGAAAAGAATATTCCTTCCACTATAATGAAGGCTAATAGACGCTCATTGAACTCTCCGTTTGAGATCCATTTTAATGCCCATTCGCTTTTTGTTTTTACAGTAGGAACAGATTCCAAAGCATCAAATAACCTTTCCTTTTCAATTTTGTCATCTACATAAGTTTCAATCATCAGGCTGTAAGCATGAGCATGGATTGCCTCAATTTGAATTTGAGTTGCATAAAACTGTCTCATTTCTGAGATTTGAACTTCCTTATAAAAATTAATAATCAAATTTTCATTGACGATACCATCACTTGCAGCAAAGAATGCAAGTACATTTTTTATAAAATATCTCTCATTATCAGACAACTTTTTCCAATCGTCCATATCCCTTGAAAAATCTATCTCTTCAACTGTCCAAAAATTACCAACGCCTTCTTCATACAACTTCCAGATTTCATGATGTTCTATAGGAAACACGGTATATCTGTTTTTACTTTCGATCAATACGGGTTCAATGGAGTTGTCAAACATGTTTATATAATACAACTCTATAATTTTAAATTAATTAAAAATTTCGCGGGGTCCATGGGGTTTCATTTGCGAAAATATCACTAAAGATTTCAGATGGTTTAACAGGAGACTCCATTTCCTCCTGCAATGTCCTTGGGACGTATCTATTTACTATGGTAGGTTTGCATTCAGTGGTCATCCACTTTAGACTTATATACAGTATATACACCCCTACAATAAACAAGAATAAAGCAAGTAATTCCATTTACATTGGTATATAAAAAATTATTCAATTTTTAATTTATTGATATAATCGTCGTATTCCTTCTCGGAATCTTTAATCGCTTGCTCATCAAAAGCCTTCCATACCTTCAAACTCTTTTCATGGTTTTTATGAACCTCTTCAAGTTCTTGATTGAGTTTTAAGATTTGTTCATCATATCCTTCCAATCTAATTTTAACTGTCTTTGGATTTTCAGGTGCATTTGCCAATTCAAGTTGTCCCTCCTTTGAACCCTCTTGTCTCGCCTTTTGCTTCATTGACTCTGTTCTCTCTGCATTTGCAAGGTCCAATTTATCCTTATTTTCCTTGTATCCTTTAACCAATTCGTTTAATTTTCCATCAGCATACACGTTTTCAATATCTTGCTTCTTGATTTGTTCATCGGTCATCAAAACTCCCCATTTTCCTACTTCTGCGATATACATGTTAAAGTACTTGTCTTCGTTTTGGAGGCGCTTGATACGCTTCTCACACTCTTCGACAGTTGAAAAACTTCCTCTCACCTTGAGAGTAGGTTGGTCTTCAGGATTTGCTGGCAACATATAAGAAAGCACAAAGAATTTTTGATTACCAATAACATTGTCTTCGTCTAAAAAATCAGGCTCGGGTTGATTGGATGTCATTTATATATAATGTTTTTTATTTTAAACTTAAAATGGCGCATTTCCCGTTAAAATTCCATCGGATTCAATGGCGCAGTGAGCAAAATACATACCAGTAACGGCGGTTATAAACGAAATAAGAACAACTTTCAAGTATTCCTTTCTTTTGTCTGGTGTTTTTACATCAAGCGGAATATTCAAGGCCCAGTTCAGGAAAATAGACAGTATAATAACACTGATAATATTGATGTAATTATCCTTGATAACTTGTAAAACTGAATTCATATGTGATAATATCATATAAAATACTTGTTTTTTTAACGCGATTTCTTGAACTTAAAGATAATTTTATACTTAATATAAATGCGAGGACCAATCAACATCATCAACTTTATTAAAGACAAATCTTTTGAAGAGGTAAGTGAACTTCTTTCAGAGGATCCGTATTTTTTGAAAATTTCAGATGAAGACGACTTGTATATGATGAATTTTACGGATATTTCTGACTTTGAAAATCAAATCTGCAGAGAAGCAAACGGCGTTATCTTTCAAAAAGGTTCTAATAAACTTATCCATTACTCCTTCCCAAAGACATATGAAGGTATCAACACCGACCACGAAGATACATTCAGATGTGATACTATCAATGAAAAATCCGTCGTGAAAGATGGAGTTGAAATCCCCATCACACTTCAACTATTCACCGAAGGTTCCTTGATTAAAGTCTTTTACGACGCTAAATGGAGGGTTGCAACTTCCCATAAAATCAACGCTACATTTTCTTTCTGGGAATCTGAGAAATCCTTTAAAGAATTGTTTTATGAAGCGCTCGCTGAAGTTGAAATTAATCTTGAAGACCTTGACAGAGACTGCTGCTATTCCTTTATTCTTCAACACCCCGAAAATCATATTTGTAAAGACATCGCGGTTCCCTTCACTATGATACTAAACGAGTTCAACACCACTGATTTCACATCTGTAAATACTGCTTCTGGATTTACTCTGGAAGGACCGCTGTCTTTACATAAAGACAAGGACATGATTGTATATATCGGGGAAGACCGGGTAAAGATATTGTCAGATGCTTACCTGGGGCGAAAGGAATTGTTCCCAAATAATTTCTTGAGATGGACGTATTTAAACAGTTTCGTAGATGGAAAGGAACAGGACATTAGAAATTCTCTACCAAACAAAATTAAATATTTTGACGCTATTGATGGAAAAATTAACACGGAAATTGACATGATTTATATCACGTATATTTTTAGACATGTTGAGAAACGAAATTTTGACATGATTACAAAATATAAAAAAATAGTTTATCAACTGCACGGGGATTATCTTCAAACAAGAATTCCAGTTAATCGTAGCACTGTAAGAGACAAGATTATTTCAATGGGTACCAAAAGTTTAACGTATATATGCGGACTTTGAATAATTCAAATTTTTTTTTATATATTCATATAAATGTCATTCGGTAATCGTTCTAATTTCTGTACTCTCAAGGAAGCATTCCCCGACATTCAAATGCAACCAGAAAAAATACACCCAACCATTGAAAAATACATAGATCCTACACCGGTACCACAGCCTCAGCCAGAAAAAGTCTCGGCAGTAGAAAATACCGAGACTTGTATTGAATGTGAATATCGAAAAAAATATGGTCCTGTAGGAACAAGTTTTAATGAAATATTAAATCTATTATTGCTGTTGTTGCTTCTGTATATTATCATCTTTAAACCTAAAATTTAACTTTTTTAACATTTATATTTTTAACTACCTGAGGATTTACTGGGGGTTTATTCTTCTTGTCGTTATCCTTTACCCAAAATCTCTCATCGCATAATAAAAATTCTTTATGGTCATCTGCCCTGTAAAAAAAAACCTGTTCAGATATAGCATTTGTATTAACCGTATTGTCAATTACCAAGCACCCGTAGTTTTCAGTACATGCATCAAGAACCTTTTCAAAGACTGCCATGGAAGGAAATACACCTGCATAATGCTCGTATAATTTCTTTCTATCGGAATGATTTGAAGTCTTTAGAATGAATGTGTAGTCTATATTCGACCTTAAAGCAGGAACAATACCCATCGGTGCTTGCATAGCCAGTAAAAACAAAATATTATAATGTCTCCCATTGAAAAAAACATCCTGAAGAAGGGGATCTTTTTTCCATGTATTAGCCTCGCTCAACACATCATCAAATATTAAAAAAAATCTCTTGTTTTTCCATCCTTCCTTTATTGATTTTTTCTGTCTATCAAAGATTTTCTGAAGAAGTTCTGATTTATAACTATCATGAATCAATATACTTGGGATAAACTTGTCGTAAAAATGGGCTACTTTATCAGTCCTTGATATAACACTTCCTGCTGGTATGTCTCTATTATGGGACATGATATCTCTTATCAGGAATGATTTTCCAGAATTTCTTTTAGCAATCAAAACACATACAGGACTTGGTATCATTTTTTTTATATCAAATTTCCTCAAGTTGATCTCTTCCATTGTTATCACACCAGTTAAAATTCATAAAGATTTAACGCGCCTGTTTTGGATAAATTTTATATATATATTGATTAAAATGGGAAATGATGTGCTTGTAGTAGCAAAACTAGAGTTTGTAAAGCAATTACAAGAAATATTAACAGGGAATATTTTTGAAGGCATGACTTCGGTGTGGGAAGATGTAAAATCATCAGAGCAAAAACAACTCTTGAAAAAGTTCCAGGAGAAACTATGCTCCGTTCCAAAATGGAATCAAGACATTATCAATGGAGAATATAACAAAATAGTTAAAAAAGTATCAAAGGCTTACCTTGATAAACTCTTGGAGGCCGTTTTCATATCGAGTGTTAAAATTTTATCGATCGTAAAGTTAAATTCAAAATCTCCAAAAACCATCAACGTAAATGTCCCAGAAACAAAGCACTTTATTCACATGTGTTTCGTGGAAACTGCCAGATGCCTGTACAGAGAGCCTCATCTTGTAGAAGATAGAGAAAAATTCATATCTTCGGTTGATGCTCATAAAAATATTAAAAAATTGTCTAAATTAATTGGAGATTCCATTGAAAAAACCATTAGACATATGATCCCAATGGAAGATATTCTGGAAAAGTATCTAAACCCCGAAGAACCAGAGGATATTCCAGAGGATATTCCCGAACCTACCGTGTCGGTCAGTAGTAAAAGCGAGGAAAGTGAAGAGGAAGAAAAAGAAGAACCTAAACCAGTAGATGATACAGGTGTAGATACATTGTTTATGGAAGAATCTTCCAGCGGACCTCAATACGGTTTCCCATCTGGTACAGGAACAGAGCAAAATAACGGGTTTTTAAAGGAGCAATCGCATCCAACGGAAGATGAAAATTTGAAAATCAAAATAGAAAAGGAAAGATTCTTTACAGACTCTGATTCTGATTAATCAAATAAACATACTGCTTCCATTTGCTCCTCGAGTGTGTCTGGTGAATTTGATATTTCGCTTTTATAAATATTTTTTCTTTTGTTATATTGGCAAAAGAAAACACCAACAGAATCCACGACATCTATAATCATTGGCTGTATACCGTGCTTTTTTCTATATATTCTACCTATTGCCTGTGATACGTTCGATCTCGGGGTAGCAAATACCAAAGTATTCAATTCTGGGTGATTAAACCCCTCGGAAGCCATCATAAAAGTTGCCAAAAGATATTTTTTCTTTTTTGATTCCTCTCTTTCTTCCATTGAGCATTTACCTATAAACAGACCTGAAGTTTCATTTCCCAGAATGGAATTAATTTTTTTCAATTGTGATATTCTATCGCTCAATACAAGCACCCTTCTGTCATCTGATAACCCAGATAGTTCTTTACATATCAAAAATGTTCTTTCATCGTCGTTTGCCAAATTTGATAGCATCAAAGACAAATTCAATTTTCCATTATACAACTGTATTTCCTTTGAACTTTTACCCTTGAAATTTATTTTTTTAAAGATGGTATTTTGCTTTGTGGAATTTTTCTTGTCGCTATAGATGATAGGACCTATATTCCATATGAAAATACACTCCAGATTATCCTTTCTTTCTACTGTAGCAGATAGTCCAAATGTATATTTACTTCTTATTTTATGAAGAGCCTTGCTAAATACTTGACTTGGTGTGTTATGAACCTCGTCTATAAAAACAAGTGTAAAATCATTAAACATATCTGCGGTATAATCTTTTCTCATACTGATGGTTTGCAGCATACCTATACATATATCACAATCACTTTCAAATTTATCTCCCTGTATAATACCTATACGAGTGTCTGGGAAATACTGTTTCAATACGGTAGCCCATTGATTTAACAACTCTACTTTATTTACTACTATGAGCGTCTTGTATTTCACCATAGACATTAAATATATAGAAATTATAGTTTTCCCTGCACCAGTGCTCAAATTTATTATCCCACCCCCAAACCCTTTTTCAAACTCTACCAAGCACGCCTCGACACATTTTTCTTGCTCTGCTCGCAATACGATGCTCGTGCTTGGTAGATTTATTTTATTCGTAGAAAATTTTATTTCAAGTTTATGAGGGATATTTAAATTTGCCCAGTGAATTGGTAGTCTATATACCCCGTTATACAAGTCATATGCGAGATATCTCTTTTTACAGTATTCTGTATCAACATAAACCGAAAGTTCTCGATGTATGAGGCTCTTTTCCTCGCTGGTTAATGTTCTTGCATCAATGCTCGCCATCTTAATATATTATAGATATTTATCTTTAATCTTGAAATTTTTTATATGTAATAATTATGAAAACTAATTCATTTATCATAATTCTTATATGCCTGGCTATAATTTCAATAGCAACATATCAAATTTACATTAGAAAAGGAAATTACTGGGATCCCACAACAGTGAAGGAAAATTTTTACAATACCCCAGTTATAATGTATACCTCATACAACCGTTCATACCAAGACAGAAAATTCGTAAAACTCAACAAGGAAATATTGAACAAATATGCTGATTTGCATGGATACGAATACAAATGCATCGTACATGATGATGATTTCATGTCCCCTTACTGGACCCGTGTATATGATTTATTAAATATCTGTCGCCAATCACCTGAAAATTCTTTAATCATGTATTTTGATGCTGATGCAATCCCTCGGTCGACTGTCAAGAACATTTCAATAGAGTCTTTTGTAGAAAGCATAGATAATGGAAAAAGGTCCATTGGAGATAGTACTTCTGATTTCTACGTTAGCGAGGACCCTGCTGTAAAATTTGATTTATTTTATGGAGGAGTGTTCAATAGTGGCGTATTCATTGTTCGCAATACACCAGATACACGAGCATTGATTAAAAAATGGATGGGTATGTATAACAGTGGTCATCAATGGTACAGGAAAGATAACAAATGGGAATGTAAAATATACGATAGAACCTGTCTTTGGAGTTTTAGCGGCTACGAACAATATGCTTTAACAGAACTATACAAGGAACACCCTGAAAAATTTACTCGTCTTCATTGGACCACTCTTGCATGTACCAAGGAGCATAAGAACTGCTTCGTAGTTCATTTAATGGGTTCTGTGGACACTGAAAGAGAAGTTTTCTTCAAGAAATCTCTTGAAAATTATAAATCAAACAAGTAATTTTGAACAGGATTCAAAGTCTTTACAAGATAATAGCAATGGTATATTTTGATGGTAATAAATTTTATAACAAGATACTGCCATCATCACGAGGGTCACTGTCCATATAATACTTGACATTTTATTTTCGGATATTTTATACACTGGTTCCATAATTTTATTTAAAAAGGTACCTGACATTTCAACCCCTCTAAACCAAGATTCTGCTATAGTTAAACAGCATACATTTGAATTTGTTTTCCAATGTATTATCAAGGTCATTGAGAAGGCAACATGCAGTATTAACACAGACAAAGCATTGGAAAATGGAGCAAATACTATGAATAGGACTACTGCCAAATGAATAAGGTATATAAGATCTGCAATTATTTCCATATACATCTTACTATATAAAAATAATTTAAAAACTGCTGGATATAGAACTATTATGTGAGTTAATATCTCTGTATACATTCTACAACGGTCGTGGGAACAGCCGTAGGTACAGTCGTAGGAAGGGTGCTGGTCGTAAGTACAATAGTGGTCGTAGGTACAATAGTGGTCGTGGGAAGGGCAGCCGTGGTCGTAGGTACAATAGTGGTCGTATGTACAATAGTGGTCGTGGGAAGGGCAGCCGTGGTCGTGGGAAGGGCAGCCGTGGTCGTAGGTACAATAGTGGTCGTGGGAAGGGCAGCCGTGGTCGTAGGCACAATAGTGGTCGTGGGAAGGGCAGCCGTGGTCGTAGGTACAGACGTGGATACAGCAGGAACAGTCGTGGTCGTAGGTACAGACGCGGATACAGCAGGAACAGTCGTGGGATTTATGTAAATTTCAAAAGGATTTAGATCATTATATGTTATATCATTGTATTCTGCTCCCATTATATTTATAAAATCAAATTTTTTCATAGAGTCTGTTTCAACTCCTCCTGATATAGAACAGTAAAAACAGTTGCTATAAAATTGACCAGGGGAACTGTAATCCCTTGTAGGGGCCCAAGTCCAGGAACATACGCATCTTTCACAGTTATTTACATTTTCTGCGATTTTAAAAGTAGTAGGAGTGCCTCTTTTAGCACATTCACTGGAATAACTTATATACTTGTGATTTAACATATTTTTATAATCACCTGAATAATCAATTGATAAAGCACATCCAGAATAATCGTCGTTATTGTCTCCTGAATGCCAGTCGCCAGGCAGGCATCCTGGACTATCTAAATCAATTTCTCCGCATACCACATCAAAATCATAACTATCACCTGCTACAAAACTCAATACTTGCTCAGTATCGGGTGCTCTTCCAGTACATATAGGATCTTGAGTATTGATATCTAACGGGGTCTCCAATGAAACTGAGTTTGATATTCCCCAAACTTCTGGCCTGTTAAGGACAAGATGACTTGAAATACTTGATAAAAATAATAACATCAACATTTAGTACTGTTTTTATATTTTAGTTTTTAAGTTGTTTTCAGTTCAAAACAAGCACTCGTTTCCATATTAAAAGTTAAAACTTAAAAATCTTTAAACTACAATGAAAGGCGATTTGGGTCAATTTTATACCACAAATTACAAATATATACTTGAATCGATGGAAATACCAGCTAATGCTGAATGTATTATAGAGCCATTCGCTGGTTCAGGGGAACTATTAGGTTTCCTAGAAAATATAGGAAAATACACAATAGAACTTTATGATATAGATCCAAAATACCACGGTACTATACAGCAAGATACACTGAAATACCCGCCTTCCTACGAGGATAAATTTGTACTAACAAATCCTCCATATCTCGCAAGAAACAAGTCCAAGAACAAAGAACTATATGACATCTACAATTGTAATGACCTCTACAAATGCTTCATTAGATGTCTCATTAAAACTCCGTGTATTGGCGGCATAATGATACTGCCACTTAATTTTATATCGTCAATTCGCAAAGCAGACATTGTCTTGAGGAAAGATTTTTTAAATGTATATACAATCAACCAGATTAATATATTTGAAGAAAAAGTTTTTGAAGATACTTCGTGTAGTGTTTGTAGCATCTTATTTGAGAAAAAACAAACAAAAACCCCTATTAGATGTATTCTGTTTCCGTCAAGAAAAGAAATAGAACTTTTGCTTTCCCAAGAAAACAACTTCACTGTAGGAGGTGAAATATATAATCTCACAGGACCTTTCAAAATCCAACGAGCAACTCATCAAAACATCGAGGGTTCTAATTTTATAACCAATATTCTATTAAAATGCATAGACGACACCAGTCCATTAGGCTTCACGCTCGTTGATAACACTGATAAATTCATAGATAACACGCCAAATTTATCAGCAAGAAGTTATGCTACGGTTGTTCTGGAAATAGAACTGTCAATAGAGAAGCAAACACTACTGGTCGAGAAAATGAATTCTTATATCAGGGAACAGAGAAACAAGTATCATTCTCTGTTTCTCAGCAATTATAGAGAACTAAACAGGAAGAGAATTTCATTTGAACTGGCATTTAGAATATGTAATTTTTTTCTTTCAACTCTTGAATAGTTCCAGATTAATCTATTTTTTTATATCATGGATGTAGATGGCAAACACTTTCATTTACATATCTATTTTAATGACCATTGTCGTAATTGTACTTGTAGTGACTTATACGATGCTAATTGCTCCAACTCAGGACAAAAAATTAGATGAACTATCTGAAAATAGAGAATTTTGGAAAAAGAGTTATGTAGAATCATCTTCCTTAAACAAAAAAAACGATGAAGACTTGAAAGAATCAAATTATCTAGAAAGAATGAAACTTGATGAAACATATCGCTCAGGATGGTTTACGGGTGGATCCAGTATACACGACAAAGATAAAAATTGCCTCGAGATAAATGGAACTGAACTCAGTTTTTCAGAATGCAAAAATGGCTCAGAAAACCAAAAGTTTACATATTTCAAGGATGTCCTGTCCTCCAATAACAACGACCTTTGTTTTTCGGATGCCGAGGGAAAGATAGTTATGTCCGATGAATGCTACACTGGCGGAGATCCTTTTCAATGGAACTACACTGCTTTTCCGTTGTTTCAATATAAAAATAAAAAATCTGGAAACTGTTTGAAAAAGATTGACGGGACCCTCGGTACAAGTGCATGCGACGGGAACGACGAAAACCAAAAATTTACACGTACAGATCAAGAACGAGTTACTCGATACAATACTTTTTACAAAGATGAAATAGAAGCCGCCAAGAAAGATATTGGAACACCTGGATGGAATGGAAACATGGAGTGAGTTATTACATGTACATGAAATGTAAATGAGGCTCAAGATCTTCAAAATTACTACTCAACATTCCATCAACGAGCCCATTGTCTATAACAATCTGCCCATTGAGATATCTTAAATCGCTGGAATTCTTGAAACCTTTTGTAATTTTTGTAATTTTTTCGGCTGAAACCTTATATAATAGCATCTTTGTATTGATTTTGTTAAAAATTGTTTGAAAATTTTTATTAATATCCCTCATACCAGGCTCCTTGTTTGTCTTTTGAATGACGTGTCTAATTGTATCGTCTGTGATGGAAAATAACTGGGGTCTTAAATTCAAGTTCTGGCATATCTCCTTTATTGTGTAGTTTCTTACAATCTGTACCTTTTCATCGAGGGTATTCTCCTTCACTTTGATAACTTTTAATCTATTCAATACGATGGGATCAACTAAAGCGGGGTCATTGAAACTTACTATAAACAGCGCCTTTGATAAATCAATCGGCATATCGCCTATATAATTATCTCTAAAATCCATATTTTGTTCCTTGTCAAGTAAATGGGTAAGAATTCCATTCATTTCGGTTGATTTTGATTCTGGAATTTTATCACATTCATCGAGGTAAATGACTGGGTTTATACATTTACTCTTGATGATTGCGTCATAAATCCTACCTGGTTTTGACCCTACATACGTGTATTCGTGTCCTAACAAAATACTCGGGTCATTGACGCCACCTAAAGATATTTGATGGAACGGAAGCCCAAGAGATTTACCCAGTGCCCTGGCAAATTTTGTGTTGTGAGTCACCACCATATTTTCCATCACATATCTACAATTTCCATCAATTGTCATCCCATAGTATTCATCTTCTTCAAGTTTAGTAACCACGATTTCCTCGTCTGTAGTGAAAGGCTGATAAAGTTCTGGATATTTTAGATATACCAATTTATTACCTCTTATCGTCAAGATTGGTATATCAGATACCATACTGCAACTTGCAATATACCCAAGAGACCTCGCAATGAAGAGCACAGACTTCATATAACATCCCAATAAAAATATTTCAACGCAGTCCGTGTGTCTAATTCCATACCCGTCTATAACACCGTGTAAAAATTTAGATCTAATATAAAAAGAATTTACTTTAAATTCAAGAATATCATCTTCAATGTCCATACCTGCTTCATACGGGTCTCTTTTAGTTGGTTTTTTTATAAATCCAATTGCATTTGTATATCCATGGTACTGGCGCTGAGCATACGGGGAAAATTTGATATACTCATTCACTGGGATTTCAAGAATACCCTTGTCTTTGTTTAATAGGCATAGGATATGCTCGCTATTCACTACATATTTTATATTAGAACGCTGATGACAAATTTCATACATTGTATCTCTACCATTTCCAAGCCCAGATACATTTCTTGGGGTCGAGTCATCGCCCATGACCTTATCGCCTACTTCTATATCTTGAATTTTTTTAACAGACCCATCATACATTAAAATTTCAGTGTCTTTTGCATGGCATTTTCCCATCCCAGGGCTTGATTGTAAAGCGAGGATGTTTCCCTTTGCATTGGGATTTCTTAAAATACTTGAAACATAATCTACAATCTCTTCCTTTGTTTGATAATGCCCAAAAATACTTTCATCCATATTTGATCTTAGTTTCAATAGAAAGTCGGCCATATCCCCATTGACGACGGCCATAGGCTTCGTAGTATTATATGGAAATTGTATGACTTTTTCAGCATAAGCAGCAAACTTTAATTTATCAGATTGACTTGAATTTTCCAATCCAGAGACCAATGTAGATTTAGTCTCTATAGGAAGATTTGAGAATAGAATTCTATCCAATAACGACGTCCCTGTACCTCTATCATTTAACTTTTTAATCTCCTTTAAAATAACATCTCTTTTTATATCCGTCTTGGTCTTTTTCTTTTTCTTGGGGTTGGTTATCTTTTCCCTTACATTTAGATCCATTAGGTCATTTTGATTCAATACCAGAAAGATATTTCTATCGGAATAATCCAGTTCTGAATCAGAATAAGCCTTGTCAGATTCGCTATCGGAGTCGTTTTTTCTCTTCATTTAGTCTAGGTGTTTTTAAACTTTAAAGTTAGTTTAAAATAAAATTAAAGTTTTATTATTTCAATTGATCGATGATGATCTTTAATAGAAGAAACAAAACACCTCCCCATAGACTATCCATTATAGCAATTGACCCATCCCATTGGCTCAAAGTTGCATAATTTGTTCCATCGTACACTGCGTATAGACAGAAACCAAGTAGAAACGCCTCAAAATAGTTATTTGTTTTTGGTAAAAATACTATAGCAAGAGCCAGTAATGCTGTATAAGCAATGATTACTCCTGTCATTCTTACATTCATGGGTTCTTTCTGAACATCCTTGATCATGGCAGAAAATGGTTTTAATAGATATCCCTGTAGCCATATAGCATCTAGAACAAGCAATGAAACCGACGTAGCGACTACCTGAGTTGTATTCATTTTGATATCATTTAGAAAATAAAACTATTTTTTTGAAAATCAGATTCTAGATTTTTGAATTCAAAAAGTGAAAAAGGCAGAAAATTCCTGATTCTGATTTTTGAGGTTTTCAAGAATCAGATTCTAGATTTCAGAATTCAAAAAGTGAAAAAAGCAGAAAATTCCTGGTTCTAGATTTTTTAGGTTTTCAAGAATCAGATTCTAGATTTCAGAATTCAAAAAGTGAAAAAAGCAGAAAATTCCTGATTCTAGATTTTTGAGGTTTTCAAGAATCAGATTCTAGATTTCAGAATTCAAAAAGTGAAAAAAGCAGAAAATTCCTGATTCTAGATTTTTGAGGTTTTCAAGAATCAGATTCTAGATTTCAGAATTCAAAAAGTGAAAAA